CTTTATTACATTTAATATTATTCTTTATTATAGAGTCAATAATATCATTATAATCGTCTTTATGATCTAATATATCTAAATTATCATTATATTCAATATTGAAATAATTTACATCAGATTGATTTTTAATATCACTTAATTCAAATAAACATATAAATTTCCATTCTTTTCTTTTATACTCTTCAACCAAACATACAGTTTGTTTATTATCTTCATAGAATGTTACTCTATAATGTTCATAAACTTTATGTTTAATTTCAGTATTATCTTCAAGATGATTACCTAATTGATCATTTAATTTATGAGAATACTTATTATTGTAAATATGGTTTACAATATTATTACAGAAATATATCTTTCCTAATCTTCTTAATTTATTAATAGGTACATTAATATTATCATTTAATATTAATGGTTGATTATCTTCATCAAAATACATATCAAATTCATAAGTATCTTTATTAGTTTGATAGTACACTCCTCCAGATAGACCAAAATCAATATTATCGTTCTTAATACGATTCCAATTAACTGAATATGAGTTATCATCCAACTTACATTCAGGTTTACTATATGAGTTATTAGTAGCTTTATCAACTTCAACTATAATCTCTTCAAATACAATATTAGAATTGTATAAGAATTTATAAAATAAAGCAACTAACTTTTTTACAGTTTTCAATAATAGAATAACAATACTATAACGTTTTCCTCCTAAACGTTTTTCAATATTGTTATCTATCTTATCTAAAACAGTATTCAATTGTTCAACATAATTATTGAATAGCTTAAATACCACTTCAGATGATACTTTAAGCACTAGTTTAAGGATGTCACCAATCAGACTAAGTGCTTTACCACAATTAGATAAAATCTTTGAGATAAAATCTCTAGCTTTATCATTCATAATAACTACCTCCCTATTGTAGTATATTCAGTTGTAATATTCAGTTTTGTTGTGTTGTATTATATTGTCAAACCATCTTAATTATAATATACGTTTGTATAAAATGTTAAACAATGAATTATTATGTTACGATAAAAAAATTAAGGAGGGCTATTATGAAGATCAACATTTTAGATATCGATAAATTCATAAAAAATAATATATGTAATGAAGTTACAAATCCTATAAATTTCAATAGTGATAATACTCCAACTGATGATGGTTTATTTAGTATTAAAATATTTGGTCAGTTAGGATCAAAAGATCGTAAAAATAATTGGGGATATATTAATTTAAGAAAACGCTTTCTAAGTCCAGTAATTTATAAATTACTTAAAGAACTGAATAGGAACATAGAAAAATGTATAATGGGGCAAGGTTACTTTATCATAAATGGAAATGGTGAATTAGTTGAAGATCCAAATGGGGAAAATGGAATAACATTTATTTACAATAATTTTGAAAAACTTAAATTTAAAAATACAGGTTCTACAAAAAGAGAAAATCGTCTAGATTTATTATCAAAACTTAATAAAGACCAAATATTCGTTGACAAATGGTTAGTTATACCATGTGCTTTAAGAGACTATAAAGTTCCTAAAAAAGAAGGATCAAGAATAGAAGCTGTTGATGAAATAAATGAATTATATAGAAAATTAATAAGACTATGTGGAACACTTAGTGATGATGATGGATTTGCATTTAGTGGAACAAATACTGAGGCAAATGTACAAATGTGTTTAAACGAAATATACAAAATGTTAACTAGTTCATTAGCTAAAAAAACTGGTATAATACATCAAGGACTTATAGGAAAATCTGTAGATTATGCAACTAGATCTGTTATATCAGCTCCTAGATTTAACGTTAACAGATGGGAAGAAACTCCAGTAAAATTCGGATATACAGGTGTACCATTATCTCAAATAATAGTTCTTTTCTATCCATTCTTTGTTAAATATGTTCAAGATATGGTTGAACCTTTTAGAATGGAACTTGAATCTAAAGGAGTTAATGTTAATGAAGAATTTAGTGAAGAAAAAATAAATAAAATGGTCGATTTATTTTACAAAGCACCAGATCTGAGATTTAAACCACTTATGGTACATACAACTGATGGAAGAGAAATACCTGTAAAATTCTATTATGAAGATTTACATAGAGATTTTTCGCTTACAGATTTAGTTTATCTAGCATCAGAAGATATTGTTAAAGATAAACATGTATATGTGACTCGCTACCCTATCGAGCAATATCAGAATATTTATCCATCTAAAATAACTATACTAAGTACTCAAAAAACTGTAGAGCAAGTAATACATGGAGAAGTATTTAAAAACTATCCAGTTGTTTATCCAGATTATCCTGGTAAACTTGATGATAATGAAGTATGGATAGATACAGTTAGACCTCATAATAGTTATTTAAATTCACTCGGTTTAGTCAAAGCTGAGTATAAACTTCTTTAATTGCTGGAAACTCCTAGACGGACAATCAGCAGCCAAGCATTTTAATATGAAGGTTCAACGACTATCGAAACCGATACTAAGGGAGTAGAGTACACCGTTAATGGTGGAAATGGGAAGCACTAGAAATAGTGAAGATATAGTCTTATCTATATAGAAATATATAGTAAAATAATTGGGAGACTACGATGGAGATACTGTATCACTTAGAGCAGTATTCACGCAAGAAGCTAATATGGAAGCTGACAGATATATTAAGAGTAAAGCTCATGTGCTTGATCAATCTGGATCTAATGCCAGAACACTAGGAAATGAGGCAATACAAGCATTATTTGGGTTTACTAGAAAATTAGGTAAATAGGTGATTTAGATGGCAAAAAAGAGATATGTATATGAAAATGTAGAAGTTATAAAAATAGTAGATGGAGATACTATTGATGTAATGATAGATTTAGGTTTTAATGTATGGCAAAAAGTTAGAGTAAGATTATATGGAATAAACGCTCCCGAAGTTAAAGGAGAATCAAAAGCTGAAGGTAAAAAATCAACTGAATTCCTTAAAGAACTTCTTCCGTTAAATAGTTTTATAAAAATGGAATGTGTTGGCAAAGACAAATATGGAAGATGGTTAGGAGATTTATATTTAGAAGATTTATTCATAAATGAATATCTTATAGAACAAGGATATGCTGAAAAATATATGGAGTAAGTAAGGTATAAACCTTACTTACCTCTTTTTTGTATTTTATGTTTTGGAGCGTATTCATGTCTGCCTTGAGCTTTATATTGCATATCCCAATATTTTTCAGTTTCAGCTTTTCTATATTTATCTATCATATATTGTAATCTTTTAGCTTCTTTATCGGAAAGATGATGTTCTCTTACAAAACCATCTATTGCATTCTGCACTACATTAGTATAACCTGATTTAAGTGGAATTGTATATTCTTTACCATCAACTTCACATTTTATGCCACTTATATTTACGCCATTCATTGTAGCACCGCCCACAAATGATATATTTTTAATTTTCTTTTTATCGTCTATTTTTCTATTAGCATCATTTTCATATACATGTTTATTTTCTCCATCAGATTTATGTTCAGCTTCATAAAGCTTAGCGGCTTTTTCAGCTTCTTTCATTATAGCGGCTCTTATTTTAGCTTTTTCACTATCTGGAACTACGTGAGTTATTCCATTAGCACTTATTCTTATTTTATTTACCCAATCTCTTATTTGAGTTTTATATATACCATTCCTTAAATCAAATGAAAAGCTTTGTTCAACAGCATATCCATCTTTATCAGCAAATATGACATTACCAAACATACTAGCACTATTGCTATTTCTTGGGAAGAATTCATCACCTGAAGATGGTTCTAATTTATAAAATCTAAGACCATATTTTAGTTCTTTATGATAAACATCTTTTGATAAAGCTCTTTTCTTTTGATCTTTATCCATATCTTTTATATCAGCTCTAGGAACTTTAGTATGAATATCTTTTTCGTCCCAATGAGGTCTATTAGGTATAGTCCATTTCTTAACTTCATCTATTACTTCTTTTGCATTCTCTAGTTCAGCTTCTTCTAAGTTTTTAGCTTGATAACATCTAATTTTTATCTCTTCAACTTGTTCAACAGTTGTTGCTCTATTTACTTCATTATTGGCATTTTTTTGCAATACCAACTGCTTCTTTTACTTTATTACCTCTAATTCTATTTAATAAAGCTTGAACTTTTGTATTACCTTTAAAACGTTCTTTTAATTCATTTATCTTTTTAATTATCAAAGACCAAACATCATTAGCAAATTTAACTATACGTCTTATTACATTTAAAACTACTTGTTTAGCTTTTGTTAAGATAGATTCTTCTTGATATAATTGGTATTTTCTTTCATTATATTGGCTATTCATATCATATCTCCTTTCTTGTTATATCATATTTACTTGTTATAGAATGCAATAACATTTTCATGTTAATATTAAATTAAAAAAGGAGAAAATATAATGAGAATAGCTATAATAGGAGGAGGAGTTGCAGGATTATTTGCAGCTTATACATTATTAAAAAAATTTAATGGTGAAAATATAGTGATATTTGAAAAAGGGAAACTAATTGAAAAACGTAAATGTCCAGCTGGTAAAGATAAGCAATGTATGCATTGTAATATATGTTCTATAACTAGCGGTATAGGAGGTTCTGGAGCATATAGTGATTCTAAATTAAATCTAGATAAATACAGTAAAATAGGAGGGTCACTAGGAGAGTTTTACAATCCAGAAGAATTAGAAAATTTATTTAATGAGGTACTTAAAATTTACTATGAATTTGGAATGGATCCAAATCTTAAACAATTTGGTCATGATGATAACGAAGAAACTGTTAGGATCAAAGAAAAAATTAAAAATAATCCTAATATGGAATTAGCAGAATGTGATACTATACACCTAGGCACAGATAGAAGCCGAGAGTTGTATAGGAAAATTCAGGAGTATATTTTATCTAAAGGCGTAAAGATTTGCCAGAGTGTGTCACATATTGAAAATATGGAGGAAAAATTTTTATGTAACGGAGAAATTTTTGATTATGTAATAATAGCTACTGGTAGAAGTGGAAATTCATATCTAAAAGAACTAACTAAAGATATAGATGTTGAATTTGTTCCTAGTCGTATAGATATTGGAGTTAGAGTTGAAACTACTAATGAAGTAATGAAAGATATAAACAGTAATTTTTATGAAGCTAAGATATTCTGTAAAGGAGAATATGATGATGAAGTTAGAACTTTCTGTTCAAACCCTTCAGGAGTGGTAGCATCAGAGCAATGGGATATTAAAGACGGAAAAATATTTACGGTAAATGGTCATGCTTATGCTAACCCTAAACTTAAAACTAATAATACTAATTTTGCTCTACTTGTAACTAAAAATTTTAAAGGTGATTTAGATGATCCATTAGAAGATTATGTATATTCAATTATTAAAATGACTAATAAACTTGCAGATAATGGAGTAATGGTTCAAAGTCTTGAAGATCTTAAGAATTTTAGAAGAAGTACGGAAGAAAGTCTTAAAAAAATGAATCTTACCCCTACATTAAAAGCATATCCTGGTGATTTATCAAATACAATACCTTATAGAGTATTAAAATCTATTCTAGATACCATAGAAATATTAGATGAGGTATGTCCTGGCTTAAATGATGGAAAGAATACATTGCTTTACGGAATAGAAGCTAAGTTTCATTCAAATAAAGCTAAAATAAATAAATTCGGAGAAACTAATATACCTGGAATATATTGTATCGGGGACTGCTCAGGTTATACTAGAGGAATAATGCAAGCTGCGGCTCATGGAATATTAGCAGCCACAAGTGTTATAAACAAACATATATGACAAAACTCGAAGGAGGTGTTGATAATTTGAAACCTCTATTAAGTAACGATTTGGCATTAGATGTGTCAATTGAAAATATGTTAATGCAAGTAGGAAATAAACCGGAAAGAGTTGTTCAATTTTATAAATATAATCAAATTCGTAGCTCTATAGAGATATCAAATATTTTAGACAATGCTAATAAAATTTATGTAGCTGCAGATTATCATTTAAATAAACCTAAAAGAATAATGGAAGGTATACCTAAAAAGATTCATGAAAGACACAATTCGGTTGTAACAGATAAAGACGCATTTTTGTTTCTAGGAGACTTAGGAGATCCTGAATACCCACTGTCTAAAAATTATATTAAAAAATATATAAATTCATTAAATGGAATAAAAATAATGATTTTAGGTAATAACGATATTAAAAATATTAATTATTATAAATCTTTAGGTTTCGATTACGTTATTCAAAGTCTTAAATATAAAGATATGATATTTACACATTTTCCATATGAAACTGATTTAGTAAATATACATGGGCATATTCACGGTGCTGGTTGCTATTTAAATGTACCATTTAATAAACATCGTGACTGTTATATTGATAGTAACAATTTTTTTCCTTATGAAATAAATTACTTAAGAAATATAAAATATAAAGGTATAAATGCTAAAAGTAGGCCAATTAATGAATGTTACGAAAAGGAGATGATTTATTTGGATAATGAACTGGAAAAAAATATAGATGACTTAATTCTTAATGAAGCTACTGTTGTTAATAAATTTAAACAAACAATGACGCTTTATAATGCAGATACAAGACCAGCGGATGTATTATATCCTAGACATCCATCGGCTGGTAATAGAATAGACAAACAATCTGGAGATGCAATATTCTTTTTCTCAACTCAAGAGGAAGCTATTAAATATGTTGTAGGTAAAGGTCTTATTAAAGAGTATATAGATTTCTGTGAAGATATGAACAAAGAAATAAAGAAAATAGAACAAAGTGATCCAGAAAAAGCTAAAAGAATTAGATTTTATATAGCTCAAATAAATAAATTTACTGAAGATGGAAAATATCCTCCTGTATTTAGAAAAATAGGCGTTCATATGAAATATTTTGGTTTAGATGATGCTAAAGTATTCCCTGAATTTCCATTCTGTAGAATGTTTATAGAAAGAGCTAGTCGTTCAACTAGACCTTGTTATATACGTATTTGTAACGTGCCAACTGCTGATATTAAACATGGACATTGTGCTAACTATAAAGAATTTACAGTATTTAAACCATGTAAAGTTGATAAAATGCTTACATTTACATTAGGACAATTGTTTAGTAAAGTACCAGTTAAATATTTTAATCAATACGATGATTTTAAAAAATTCTTACCAACAATATGTAAAAACTTTGATAAAGATTTATTTAGAGGTTTAATATCTTATCCTGATTTTAGAAAACGTCTTCAGTGGTCAGATGGTAAAACAAGTCATGAAAAACTTAATAGCATTGCTACGGAGGGGACTATAATGGAATCATATATACCTTATTGTGAATTAGAAGAACTTATGGAAGATGTATTTAATGAAGGTTTATTTAGAAGAAAAAAAGAACATGAACCTCCTAAAGAAATAGATGGAAAAGAGTTACTTACAAAATCCGCTAAAGTTGCTTTAGGATCTGCAGCTATAGGCGGTGGTGTTACAGCTTTAGCAAATCTTAAATATCTTAGAAAAAATAAAGCCAAAAAAATAGCAGTTGAAGAAGGAGTATCATTAGAAGAAGCATTAATATTCGTGTTATCTTGTGAACAAGATCTTTTAAATGAGGGATATAGTATAGACGACATATATGAAATAGATATTATAACTGAATCAAGAAAATATCTGTTACAAGAATTATGTATAGAAGAAGAAATGTCTCTTAAAGAATCTGCATTATTGCTAACACTGATCGAAAATGATTTTTTAAATGAAGGTTATGAATTAGAAGAAATATATAATGAAAAAGTTTTTAGTAATATCAAACAAAAATATAATGATTTTAAAGAAAAAAATAAAGACAAAATTCAAGCAGCTAAAGATTATGGTAAACTAGGATACAAAGGCGCAAAAGATAGTGTAAAAGCTGCAGCTATGGCAGCTGGAACTGGTTACATAGTAGGTCAATCTAAATTAGGAAGAAAGCTTCAAAATGGCAAAGTTACAGGAAAAGTAGCAGATTTCATGGGAGCTGGTAAAGTTGATCCTAAAGTTTATACACCTAAATCAATAGCTAAAGGAGCAGCTATAGGAGCTGGATTATCAGTTGCCGGAGGTATGATAGGTACTCATTTTGCTAAAAAAGCTAAAGAAAGAGAAGAAAAAGAAAAGCAACAAAAACAAAATGAAGATATAAATTTAATTGAAGAAGGTTGTTCTTTAAAAAATCTTTCTAGTGATGAGTTAATAGAAAAAATGAGAGATTTAGAAAATGAAATACAAGATTTGGAACATTGGGTCAATAGTAAAGATTCTGATTCTGAAAAAGAAAAAAGACTTAAAGCTGCTAGAAAAGAATTAGATGCTGTAGAAAAATTTTTTAAAAATAAAAAATATAACAAATAATCATGTATATGATTGAAAATTTTTTAAAAAATTTTTTATAACAAATAATCATGAATTAAAATATAATAATTTAAAGATAACGGAGGAGAAAAAATGTTAATAGATAGATATATGCAAATGCTAAGAGAAGAAGCAGATTGTGAAGTATATGATGAAGTAGGAATGAAATATGAAGGTCCAACTCCTGAATCAAGAGCAAAAGCACAAGCACAAATGCAAAGATATAACAATGAACTAAGAGCTGGAAAAATGAGAACTGAAATAAAAGCTGGAAAAGAAAGAACTGCTAAATTAGCTAGAAAAGCTGGTCTTAAAAAAGCAGGATTAGCTGCTGCTGGTGTGGCTGCAGCAGGAGGAGCTGTTTATGGTGGTAAAAAATTAGCAGACCATATAAAAGCTAAAAGAGCAGCTAAAGCTAAAGAAGTAGCAGTAGAAGAAGGAGTATCATTAGACGAAGCATTTGAATATGTATTAGAGTGTGAACAATATCTTTTAAATGAAGGATATGAATTTGAAGACATATATGATGAAGATTATGACATGGAAGAAGTATATGATGAAGTAGGAATGAAATATGAAGGTCCAACTCCTGAATCAAGAGCAAAAGCACAAGCACAAATGCAAAGATATAACAATGAACTAAGAGCTGGAAAAATGAGAACTGAAATAAAAGCTGGAAAAGAAAGAACTGCTAAATTAGCTAGAAAAGCTGGTCTTAAAAAAGCAGGATTAGCTGCTGCTGGAGCAGCTGCGTTAGGTGGAGCTGCATACGGAGTAAACAAAGCTATAAAAGCTAGAAGAGCTAAAAAAGCTGCTGAAGTTGCAGTAGAAGAAGGAGTATCATTAGACGAAGCAATGATGTGGGTATTAGAATGTGAACAAGAATACTTAAATGAAGGATACGACTTTATCGATATATATGGAGATTGGGAATAATAAAATATAGGATAGATCATTTTGATCTATCCTATTATTACTTTGTAATTTTATTTTATTTCCTTAATTTTAATATTTAATTTGTAATATTTAATTATTAATTTCAAATATATATTATTACTTTGTAGCAGAGTGTATGAACAAATTGTTACCTATAATTTTACGCGTATTATTACATCAAATTTTAATTAAATTAGTGAGTGGAGGTATATAGTATGATGGAGTACAATAATAAAACTAATAATACCATGGGAGGGAATACAATTATGTTTAACTATGATGAACTTACTAAAAAGATAAACGAGATAATGAATTTACAGAATATAGAGAATGCTAACGCTAATGTAGACGAAGCTAGTTTCTCAGGTAAGAATGAAAAAGCTGCTGGATTATTACTTAAAGATTATGCACTTGACAATTTGATTGATCCTAAGATAGCTCAATATCATAGAGATGGAATATTATACACTCATGATCTAGACAGATATGCATCAGGTATGCATAATTGTCTTATAGTAGATTTTACAGATTTATTTGAAAACAATGGAGGATTTGCAACTAGAAATGGAGACGTAAGAAAGCCAAATGGTATACAAGCATTTTTTCAATTAGTAGCAGTGGTATTCCAATGCGCATCGCAATGCCAATTTGGGGGGATAGGCTCAGCTAAAATTGATTATGAAGCAGCTCCATATGTTGCTAAAACATTTACTAAAAAGTATAAAGAAGCATTAATGGATTTATATGATCTAACATCAGAAGAAGCAAAAATTACTATGAAAAGAATAGAAGAAATTGGCATAGAGATAAGATTAGGAAATGAAAAATTAATAGAACATAACGAAAGATTATATAAGATAACTAAGAGACATGTAGAAGAAAGCGTTAAACAAGGAGCTGAAAGTTTATATCATAATCTTAATACACTTGAATCTAGACCAGGTCAAAAAACTTGTTTCTAAAGTTTTCACTTTCAATATAACAAATGTATATTATAGTATAGAATGTACAATATATATTGAAAGGATGATTATAATGAAAAAGAAAAATCTTGAATTTACTGATGAGATAATAAAATTGTATAAAGAGGGTCTTAGTTGTGAAGCAATATCTAAACATTTTGAAAAGAAATTTAGTGCAACACATGTACGAAATGTATTAAAAGATAATAACGTCCCAATGCGTACAAAAGGTGGTTGTACTGTAATAGACGAATCTATTTTAATAGATATGTATGTAAATCAAAAAATGAGTTTACAAGATATTGCTGATAAAACTGGTAGAAAGAGTTTAGAAAGTATAAGACAAATCATGATTAAAAACAATATACCTCTTAGAAACAGAGCAGCTCTTTCTAAAAAAGATACAACACTAAATGAAGATTTCTTTGAAATGATTGATACTGAATTTAAAGCTTATATACTTGGATTTTTAATAACAGATGGAAATGTATCTGAAAGAACTAATAGTCAACCAAGAATAAGAATACAAATTCATGATAAAGATGAATATATATTAGAAGAATTTAAAAAACAATTAAATTCATCCAATAAAATTAATCATTTCAATGAAGATAGACGAAAAAATCATGTAGAATTATGTGTTCATTCACAAAAAATGTTCGATGATTTGTCAAAGTATGGTGTTGTACCTAATAAGACTTGGAATACTTATTTGCCTGATAATATACCTAATGATCTTATATCACATCTTATAAGAGGTATAATGGATGGTGATGGATGGATAGCTAAAAAAGATGCATTTATAGGATTTATTGGAACTAATAAGTTAATGCATCAAATTAAAGATCAAATTCAATCTGAACTATCAATAGAAGGTAAGATATGTATTAAAAATGATGATACTGAACTATCAGAATTATGGTATGCTGATAATAATAGTAAAGAACTTATGTATCATTATTTGTACGATAATGCAAATTATTATCTCGTTAGAAAAAAAGATAATCTTGAAAACTTTTTGAAAGACAAGGGCCTACTAGACTAGGAATAGTCTAGTGTAATCGGGCAATATCGGTGAAGGCTAAGTCTCATAAGAGATATGCTAATACCGAGATAAGTATGAGAACTAAAGCGCTCATACCATCGTAACGCGTAGTAGGTGAACCTCGAAAGAGAATATAATCCTACCAAGAGTGTCCGACACATCATTCTGAAATGAGTGATCGCTTAGGAGATTGGTCCTTAAGTGCCAAAATGGGTGAAAATGTACGCTGAGCTGGATCGGAATTGACCGGTCGTATACAGTTATATAAATGGGTGACTGTAGATGAGTGAAAACTCCAGAAGATTTGGATAAAAAGCCAAATCGATAACACAACTGTCTCAAGTTCCATTTACAAGTATAAACTTTGGTACTGATACTAGTGCTGAAGGTAGATTGGTTACAAAAGCATTATTAGAAGCATCAATAGATGGTATTGGTAGATATCACAGAACAAGTATATTCCCAATATCTATATTTAAACATAAAAAAGGTGTTAATGATAAACCAGGAACACCTAACTATGATTTATTGCAACTAGCAATAAAATCGTTAACTAAGCGTATATATCCAAACATAGTTAATGTCGATGCTGATATATGGGCTAATCCAAGTTGTCCTGAAGAAGAAGGGGTAACAATGGGTTGTAGAACTATGTTAGGAAAAGATAGACATGGATTAATAGGTCCAGGCGGTAGAGGAAATCTAGCTCCAGTAACTATGAATTTAGTATATCTTGGTATTAAAAATGGTATATGTTTAGGTGAAAGAGAAGTTCCAGATGTAAACGGATTCTTTAGAGATTTAGAAGCTTTAATGTTAGATGCAGAAAAAGCTTTATTAGATAGATATGAATGGGTATGTAGTCAAAAAGCAAGATCTGGACATTTTAGTTACGCTAATGGTATAATTAAGAATACATTAGGTAGAAAGTTAAAACCAGATGAAGAAGTTAGAGAATGTATGAAACATGAAACTTTAGCAATAGGATATATAGGAATAGCTGAATGCTGTAAAGCATTATTTGGACATACTCATGCTAAGAATAAAGAAGCATATGATTTTGCATTAAAAGTAGTAACAAGAATAAATGCATTTACTAAAGAAGCTGCAGAACGTAATGATCTTAACTTCTCTTGTTATGCAACACCTAAACAGTTGGGTCTTTAGCTTGAAAGGGCTATCGAATAACCTCGTTAAACGGGCTGAACGTAATAAGTTGGTAAGAAAGGCTAAACCTTTTTTAAAGGCAAGCTAACCCCGTAGGAAAGAATTTGAGTTTGTAAACGCCATATAACATATTTTTATAAATTACGCAACCCTAAGAAAGGATATGATAATATGGCAAGAAGAAAGTATGTTACTATAAGTATAGAAGAAGTTGGTGAAGATATAAAATTAATTAATATCGAAGGAAATTCAGATTATTATATAAGTAAAAATGGCAATGTATATAGAGAAATGGAACCGGGAAGATTTTACAAGATGTCCTTAGATATTAATAAAGTTGGGTATAATTACATTGGATTAAAGCTAAATGGGAAAACTGTAAAAAGACGAGTTCATAGGCTTGTTGCATTAACGTGGATACCAAATCCTAATCCATCAATCAATACGATAGTTGGTCATAAAGATAATAATAAACGTAATAATTGTGTTGAAAATTTATATTGGACTACTATATCAGAAAACACTCAAAAAGCATTTGATGATGGATTAATAGAAAATGTAAAAAGTTTTGATGATTCACAATCTCATACAATTATGGTTTATGATCTTAATATGAATCTAATTGAAGTTTGTGGTTCGTCAAAAGAAGTCGATCGCAAGTACAAAGTTTCCCATACAACTGTAATGAGACAGTGCCAAGGCAAATTTAAAGGAAAACCAAGATGCGGTTATATTTTTAAATTTTTAGGATGGAACGATCCAACTTCACCAAATTTTGAAACAAACTCAAAGGAAAATCTCTAACGATCATCGAAACCAATAAATGTAACCGACTTTATTAATAAAGTTGGAATAAGGTATACAATTTGTATACACGAAGGGAGTAGAGTAGGCTTTATTGCCGAAAAGCGAGGGTGCCAGTAGTGATATTGGTACGTGATATGATCTAAACCCCTAATGAAGTATCGGGAAACCGAGGGTTCAATTGGCTGAAAATTTATGTCATACATTAGCTAAAACATTAAAATCTCAATTTGGTGTGTTAGAAGGAATAACAGATAGAGATTATATAACTAACTCTCACCATGTTCCAGTATATGAAAAAGTATCAATATTTAGAAAACTTGAATTAGAAGCTCCATTTGCTAAACTTGCTAATGGTGGTTATATAGCATATGTAGAATTAGAATCTACTGTAGTTAAAAATCAAGAAGCTATAGCTAAGATAATTAAGTATGCTATGGACTTAGGAGTAACTTATTTAGCATTTAATTTCCCAATAGACACATGTTTATCTTGCGGATATTCAGGAGAGATAGATCAAGACGAGTGTCCTATGTGTAAATCTGATAAGATAGAAAGACTAAGACGAGTTACAGGATACTTAACTACAGATTATCATAAATTTAATAAAGGTAAAATTTCAGAAGTACATGATAGAGTAAAACATAGCAAGTATACAGATGATGAAGAATTATTTTAATAAAAAGAGGATATACTGAAAAGTATATCCTCTTAATAATTTTTTATAATAGGAGGTATATTTATGAAAATTTTAAATGTAAGGCAGTGCATTACCGAATATGTATATGAATTCTATATTGATATAATTCCTAGCGCACTAGTGTTTAATATGAATACAAATCAAGTAGGCAAAGCGCTAGTAAAAAGTGATGAAGATTATATGATTCCTTATTTAAAGTATTCAACATTTGAGTATTATGACAATAATAATAAATTATGTTTTTGTGTACCATTATCTGATTATTACAAATCTAAAAAAACTGATATTTTGATTGATTCTACACTTGTAAAAAAATTTATTGTAGATCTATTATTATAAAGAAATGATGGATATAAACTTTATTATAAGAGGAGACAATCATATGATGAATTATACTATAAAGAATATCGCACTGTTGGGAATAGCAATCGATAATGAAGATGTGTTTCAAGTAGCTTTAGCAAATGATGGTAAGTATATAAATGACGGTATGAAAAATTATTTCGTTTTGTATGTTCCACGAGAAAATGATAAAAGCTTATTTAGAGATTATATATGTATACCATTAGATAATATTGAAGATAGTTTAGATCTTATTAATTGGAAAGTAAATCTAATGAACGATAAATGCAAATGGATTGAATATTTTATTGTACCAGTAGATGAATATAGTCAAAAGTATAATTATGTAGAAACTGCTTATAAAGCATATGTTATGATAGATAGCAATACGTATACTGATGCTAAAGAATATAGTAATGGATCATTAGTTAATAAAAGATATGATCTTATAGAAAATGATTATTTAGAGAACAGAAAAGAATATGATAAGATTTTAGAAAAGTGTATAATTGAAATGAAAATTTCAGGAGAAGATTGGTGGTGTGAATGTGACGGCTCCAATTAAAGAGTAATCACATTATTTTTTGGAGGTAAGCTATGCAAAGAATAGGCAGATGGATATTAGAGTATGATAGTGAAAGCTATTTAGTAAAAGACCTTTATTTGTACTGGGTAGTTTCTGACAATGATGCTCATGATAATTTTATGAGTTTTTGTATAGGTTATAATACATTTAACAATAACTTGGGATTTTTAATATATGACAGTAATAATAAATGGAATAAAGATATTGAAATTATAGAAAGAATAAAAAATGATGATTTTCCTTGGATTGATATATTATTATTAAGTCATATTAATAATGAAGACGACTATGAACCACAATATTATGAGTATATTAAATTTATAGAAGAAGTAGACATTAACGAAGTAAAAAGACTAATAGATAAAGAATTAGTAGATGACTTATTATAGGAGGAAATTTATGGATTTTAATATTGAAGATCCTATTGAATGTAAAACATTCGGAGTTTATGAATTTTGGGCAATATCTGAAGAATCTCGTTCAGGCGAAATGCTTGTTTATGATATAAACACAGAAACCATAGGAAAAGCCGTATTTTCTAATTCAGTTATAATAACTGAATATAAATTGAAGACATTATTTACTTATAAAGATGCTGATGATAAAAATTGTAGTGCATTATCCATACCAGAATATATTAGAGAAATTAATGGTGATGATAATCAACTATCATTTTTATACTTAGTAGATCCAATAAAAGTTAAAAAAATGTTAGTAGATATAATATTATAGGAGGAGTCTAATAAATTATTGATAGATGGTTTAATATAAGAGGAGGATGATATTATGACATTTAATAATACAATATGTAAAAGTGCTAATAATCATGAATTAAATGAGAATATATATGAAATTAGATTAGAATGGTATAGTAAAGGTATTGATGGTAATAATGAATTAATGTGGTTAACTTTGGCCTATGATGAAGATACTAAAGAATGGGGAGTTGCTGCTGATGAGACCGATTGTTCTTTAGAAATGCGAAGATACAAATTATTTGAGTATATAGATCCTGACGGCTGTAGTTGTATCGCTGTTGATGTTGTTAAGTATTCTGAAGCTATATTACCTCCCAATTTAGAGTGTTATAGTCGAGATATTAAATTGCTATACAATGAATATACTAAAGACAAAGAAGGATTCTATAAATTTATTACAAAATGTATAGTAGATAATCAATTATAAGGAGGATGATAAGCATGCAAGAAGTTATAAATGAATTAACTATAGAAGATATAAAAGTATTAGGATGTGCTTCTGATTTGCCTGATTTCTATGAATTAATCATAGACTTACATGCTCATGTTGCAATAGAACCATATTCTAGAATTGCAATAGGATATGATACTGAAGCTAAAAAATTGCATATTATTGAATTTAGTGATAGTGACGAATATGAGGATATAGACGAGTTTGTGATTAAGGAATATACTGATTGCGAAGGTTATAAAAGTATCATAGTCGATCCAGCATTTGTTGATATATGCCATAGACACATTATGAAGGATATAAGAGAATTTATACAACTTACAGAAAATGATGAAAGAATTTTTAAATTATTAGACAGAGCAATTTTAGAATATATATTATAAAATTGGAATACATTAGATAATGGGAGGATAAGAACTGAATGATAAAAATTGCTGGCGTGCAATTAGAAAGTGTAGTAGATGGATATGGTATACGTAATACAATATTTACACAAGGGTGTAAACATCATTGTAAAGGTTGCCATAATCCAGAGACATGGCCAGTGAACGCAGGGAAGTTGTTTGATTATGATCAACAAATGAAGTTTATAAACAACTCTAAAGAAAATCCATTAATAGACGGTTTAACTTTATCAGGTGGAGATCCAATAATACAAGCACATGAAGTGTTAAAATTTATTAAATTATACAAAAAAGAAATTCCACATCATAATATATGGCTTTATACTGGATACACATATGAAGAGCTAATATCGATGAATGATGAAGATGTAAATGGAATACTTGATATGATAGATGTGTTAGTTGACGGAAAATTTGTGATTGAATTAAAGACTTTAGATTATGTTTTTAGAGGCAGTAGTAATCAAAGATTGATAGATATGAATAAAACTAAAAATGATAATATTGTTTTGCTTAAAGAAAAGTAAAAGAATAACCCCATATAGAGGTTATTCTTTTTTTTATTGTATTCCTTTTGATTCACCAGTTTTACCTGCATATGGATGTTCAATAGAAGTTTTTTCACCATTAAGTTTATGATATGTTAAGAAGTCATTTGATGTATCATAACCAGTATCGATATCAATTTTATCAGGTGGATCAAATAATCCTTCTGTTCTAAATCCATGTGTGTGTTTTAATAATGCTTGTGCATAAGCATCAACTTTAGCAGATATATGCATGTTACATTTTAATGGTATTTCAATTTCAACTACAGATTTATCTCCTTGATCAAAGTTAAAATGAGCTAGAGGTATTCTAGTTGGGAATACATTTGTAAAGTATGCAGCAAATTCTATATTATAATAATGAGTTGATGCATTACCGTCCGGTCTAGTTACGATATACATAAACTCACCAGTATGGTTTGCAGCTTTATACTCTTTTTGATATAAAGCAGGATATGTGGCTATACCAGTTTCAGGGTCTCTTATTCCAGAAGCCCAAGCTTGATAAGCATTTTTTATTGGAGAGCCACTGAATTCTTGATGTTTTATTGTAATTTCAGTATTGGCCTTAGTAACTCCAGCTGCAACATTATATTCGTTATTAGCAAATCCGTATTGATAAGCTTGGGTATCTATTTCTATATCAGAAATACCTTGTAAAGATTTAAAGTTTCTTTGAGTTAGTTCTTTGAAACTAGTAAAACCTGCGTCATCTAGCCAATCTGGTAGTCTAGTCCAGACAATAAACGCATAACCTGTAACTAACGGGTCAAAGTTTTGTAATTCATTATGAGTAAGTTCTAAACCACCATGGAAAAAATTCCTAGCATCTACCTCATAATTATGTCCAGGTAAAATCATCCATTATCATTCCTTTCTTCTATTATTTAACAACATTTATGTTTATAATTACACGTTCTATAATTCCATAGAATGATACCGAAATTGCAACTCTTAATATTTTTTGAAGTTTATCGTAATCTGAACTATAAGCTCTTGCTGAAATTTCTTCACAAGATTTATTATTTTTATATTTAGCTAAGAAACTATTAAGTGATTGTTGGAATTTATTTATAGTTTCAGATTCGTTGAATTCGAATATTACGTCTTCTGCCATAACTTCAACATTACGTTTTATATCAAGAGCAACCAGCATATTATTTATATTAACAAGCGCATCATTTTTAGTAGTAGTAGTTAATTGAGTTCCGAACTTATTAAATCTACCATTAGTTTCAACGTAGTTAACTTGTCTATTATACATTTCTTCTTTTTGTAATTCGTTAGGTATATAACTTATTTGAGGTAATGATACTCCCCCTCTAGCGTTACCTGCCATTGGATATTGTAATCCTGTAGTTATAGCATGAGCTGGTATCATCTTAGCAAGTTGATAAGACATTGTTACTCTTACATCTTTTCCTTGGAACTCATCAAATATGATACCATCTTGTGCGTAGATAGCTGCCATATTAGTAGTTATAGGGAATTTATTAGCTCTCCATGCAAGTGCTTGAGATGGATTAGCACATATTTCAGTATCTAACCATGCAAATAAGTCTTTTCTTATATTAGATGCTAAATCAACAATTGCATGTTTAACTGAAACATTATAATTTGCATCAAGAAGATATTTAAATGGCATTAATCTTCTATTAAGTATATTTTCGTCTATTAATCCTTTATATCCTTTTACTAATAAACTATCTATATTAGCTTGACGAACAGTAGCCGATAATAAAGAGTTATTATAAGATATACAACCATCGCTACCTTTATTTAATCTGCTTATTGTTCCTTGACCTTCAAGTGTATTAGTTAATACATATGTTTTTAAATTTTCTAATGCTGCAGTAGCTTCAGCTATTGCATCATTTGCGTTTTCTAATACTAGTTTCATAGTTCCAGTAGTCGCAGATTCTGGCATATGATAGTTATCTAAATAAGCTTTTCTACATTTATAAACACCTTTTACGATAGTAGTTCTACATCCAGCTCCGAATGCTGATAATAACGCAAATTTACTTACTATTGAGTAGTGTTTACTAAATGCGTAAAGTGCTGATAATGGTGCTATTAAATTCATAGATTTATTCATCAATTCAAATAATTGTGGTATTAAACCTACAAATGAATCTCCAGTATCTTCATCTTCAAATCCATTTAATTGATCTATTATGTATTGATCTGTTAGGTAAGTCATACCTAAACTATTTATTTCTTTTCCTAATCTGTCAAGTTCTTTATATATTTCGTCATGAGCTTCATCAAATGGATATACACTGTCGCATTCAACTTCGTGTGTCATTAATTTAACAAAATCTCCAACTTCAAAGCCTTTGTCAAATATCATTGGATCATTTATACATATTAAGTTATCTGCTATTAAGCTGCCATCTTCGTATCTATCGTTTTCAACTACAATTAGTATATCTGGATCAACTTTATTACTCATAACTTCAACATATTTTCCAGGAACTACATAGTCTCCAACTACAGCTCCTAAGCCTTCAATTCTAGGATCATCTACTAATATAAATCTATCTCCTAATTGAACAAGAACTTTTCCATCTGCGTCTAATAATTTATTTCCGTTCTTATCTATAAAATAATAAACTAATTGTTCATCTGTAGAATTTTCTAAATCTATCACTTTATCTACTACTAGAATTGCATTTGGCATATTTCTTCCAGCAGCACCCACGTTAGTAAATAATTCCTTACCTTTAACTGCATTTGTTACATAGTGATTGAACTCTGGGTCTAAGCCCCTAACACCTATAGTTAAATTAGGTACTAAATCAACACTGAAAGTACTAAATATACTAGAAACTGCAGCAAGTTTTTCATTTGCGTCAGTTATAGTTTCAGCATATATTAATTCTTCTTGTAATGCAAGCATTGCAGTTTGTATTGATACTAAAGTATATACAAATGATTCAGTAGAGTTCATTATAGATCTCCAGTTATTTACGAAAGTTTTTAAGCTAGCTCCAACTGTTGTATATCCAGCATTTCTTTCCATTATGCTTATATATGGAATTATATCTTCCATAACATCTATTAAATCATCTATACATAAACTAAGAGTTAAATCTCTTTCATATAATGCTTCTGTTCCATGTTCTAAGAAATAACCTTTTTCATCTCGTTCATATACAGATCTTGAATAATAAGAAACTTCCCCTTCAACTAATTGAGATGGTAATATTCCATTAAGGAATAATGTTCTTATCGTGTTATGCATAGCTGCATCTAGGTTATCTTCTCTAGCTTTATAAGTTCCGCCTATTATATCGTATAATACTGCATTATCTCCTTCACCCAATACAATACCAACTTGTATTAATCTATCTAATTGTGATGCATATCTTTTTTGTAAGATTTCACCTAAAACAACTTTCATTTTTTCAAGCATTATTTCTGACGTATTATAAAGCGATTGTCTTAGCATATTGTCTATTGAAATTGTAGTTAGTACTCTTTCATCATCTGCCGCTGGTATATTAAGTGCGGCATACCCATTATTTACTATAACTTCACCGTTAATATCGTATTTCATAATAGACATATGTACATCTTCATATCTTAATGTATCATCATCATAATAAGTTTCAGGCTGACCTGCTACCATTCTAGATTGACCGCTAACAATATCTATAACTTGTGGGTGAACATTAGGATTTATTAATGTAGCTAATTTATAGAATACATCTTCATTATATATACATCTAACAACTTGACTGTAAGTTTCAAGAACATCTTTTATGAACATTGAATCCCCAGTATAAGACATTGCATCTGGATATAAAGATACATAATATGGACCTTCTATAGTAGATGCATTTTCATATTCGTCATATTGTATAACTTCGAATGTATATACCCTGAAGTCATACATATCATCAAAACTATTATTTAAATTTATACGGAAACCTAAATTGTTATAAGCTTCACCTCTACCAATAGGATATATACAGAATAATAAATTATCATTATATCCGTCTATTGTAGTGTCAGTACGTCTTATATTTATTTGGTTGTCTAAAGATTCTTTAGATACTGCAGTTAGTTCAGTACAAGCAGTACATGTTCTTAAATGAACATCGTCTTTATATATAATTTCATCGTCTATTGTTTTAACCGGTTTCTCACCAATATTTACTTTAGTTTGTATATTGAAGAAACCATGAGCATAAGTAGCATCATCTGGAAGGACTCTAAGAACGTATACGTTAGCTCCTGCTCCTAAAAGATTTATTATATTGTGTCCAGCTTGGCCAAATTTTCGCATGTTAGGCTCACCATACTCTTTTATAAATTGAGCCCCGCTTGACATAATTTGAACTTTGTTATCTAGGCCTTTTTCTGATACAATAGCATAGAAAAAGCTTACGTCTGAAGCATCCCCATTAGTAAATAATATATTAGAAGTTATTGTGGAAGCGACGTGGGGATGTAGCCATTCTAAACCAGTTTCACTTATTGACATGTTTGTTAACACTCCTTTACTTCGAGATTTTGTTAAGTCATTTCGCTAATATTTTGTTATCTTCTCAATAGGTGAGACTATTTCTTTTTCTCCATTTATATTTTTACGTATAGATGAAAGTATAGAATCATCCATATTTTCAAAAGATAATGCCGCGAATGTACTATTTATTGGTGGTAAATTTTTAACATTTGTCATTTTGTAATCTATATCTTTAGTTCCTTTGAAATTTTCACCTATTATTTTTCTAAAAGGAACGGATACATCATCTTTACTTCTGCATAATTCAGCAACTGTCATTTCAAGAATGCACCCAGGATTACCTATGTTTACCTTATTTAATATAAGATTGTCAAAATATAATTTGATTATATCAGAATATGGTATTGTTGAAGGTAACTTATTACTGTGTAATGCAAATATGAAGTTTTTAGAATTAGCACCGCTTTGTTCTTTTTTGACGCTATCTAAAAACATCATACCATTTTGTAATATAAACACATAGTTGGGTTCAATTTCTTCATTAACTGTAACATTTTCGTTTCTATAATCGTCAAACTCAAATATTACATTCATTGGCAGTTTAAATGTGTGTTTTTCAATTTTTCCTTTTTCATCTAACACTTTAAACTCAAATATTCCTAATGTGCTTATTTTATTACCTATAAATTTAGCAACATTTTTATCAAAGTAATATTTAGGTATGTAGATTTCCATTAAATAACCGTCAAAATAAATAGCATCATCTACTTTTTTTAACCATGAATATTTCAAATCACTAAACACCTCCAATATATAATCTTATGTTTCTTGATATGGTATTGTTTTATATAAACAAATTAAATTAATCAAGGATAGATTTAAATCTATCCTTGATTAAAATATTTAATTATTTTATAAAGATTTTCTATTATATAACATCTGAAATCGTTATGCTCTTTAACTAAACCTAAAATATTAATTAAAGTAAAATAAACAGAAACTCCTATGGTCTCCATTTTATTGTCTACTATGTATTTATAAAAATTTGTTAAAAATAATTTATTCTCTTTTTCATTATTTATATTTACATTATTTAAAATTATTAATAAATCGTTGATAGGGGGAAATGAATATTTAGTATTATCTTTTAATTTTTTATTAGCTTCAGTTTTATATTTTTTATATAATTTACTATCATATTTACGAATTTTTCCGTTCATACTACGTAAATATGTAAATGTTATAGCCGACTCCATTGCTTCTATTTTTCGTTCCATTTGTTTAACTTCTTTAAAGCTATAATTACCTGAGTCTATCATTTCTTTTAATTTTTTTATATACACTGGCATGTTATTAGTCTCTGCAGTATTATTCATAGTTTGTATATCTTTTTTTAAATTTTGAAGCTTCTTAACAAAAATTTCATTAGCTACTTTATTTCCTTGGCTGTCTGCCAGAGGCACCAACTCTTTATAAGTATCCCTAATACTTTTTTCGTCATCTATTAATTCTAGTATACCGTATTGTCTTATTTCGCCAGTTTCAGTATTATATAATATATCACCAATTTTACAATTTTTATATTCTTCAACTTCTAAAAATTCAGTAACTTCATAAATTGTAGGTACTAACTCATGTAATGTTTCCTCATGTATACTCTCGATCATAATAAATACCTCCATGATTTGTATATTGAATCAATTTTATATAGAATTTTTATTCATTATAAATTTCTATCTTTTCCCATTTACCACTTTCATTCATTATAAATGTTCCTTTATTTTTAACCTGTACCAACACTCCATCAACAGGTACAATCTCATTTAACTGATCCATATTTTCTACTAAAATTACTCTCATCATACTTAACCTCCTATTTTTTATATAGTTCTATTAATTTATTAGTTATATCTTGTCTTAATGCATAGTTATTATCTAATATTTCTTTAAGGAACTTAGGTTCGCCCGGTGTTATCCCTAAATCTACATATGTATCTAATTCATCGAATATATTAAGTACCATCATGTTTGTAAATTCTTCTGGATCTCTCATCGTACTAGTCTTTACAAAATCATACATGTTATCTATATTTATCTTATTTATTATATCACTTATATGATATAATATTGTAGCTGTACTTTCATTATATTTACTTACTAATGATTTGTATATATTATTCTTATTATTTATTTTATCTGAATATTCATACAAAATATTTTCAATTGAACCTAGTATCGTATTTACTGCATAATTTACTATATTATCGTATATGTCAATTACCAAAAAATTATATAATTCAGTCACAACATGATGTTGTTCGTCTATCATTAAATTATCTCTAAAGTCTATTGTAAATTGATATTTTAATTGTAATTCGTCCAGTATTGTACTATAAAAATTATTTTTTATAGTATTTATCATTCTTTGCAATTTTTTATCATTATAATATAATTCATTTATACTATTTAACCTCATTTGAAAACTTTCTACAAAATTATTATTATTTTTCTCAATATTTTTATTTAAATTTCTTATTTGTTCAACAACATTGTCTTGTAATATATCATCTGATATACTTTCTGTTACGTCCACTCTTATTCTATCACTCATTACATCATTATTTCTTATCGTATTAAATATGTTGCCCAAAACGCGATACCCCCTTAATCATTTTTAAATATTTTTATGTTAATTTAAGTTTTTAAATTTTAAATCTATTTATTCATACCTAAGATCATTTTTAAAGTAGATTTACTAACTTTCTTCTTAGAATTTTCACCTTTGCGTGTCATCATTGAATTAGGTATAGGATTTAAATCTACGTATTCATTATCTTTGTTTTCTCTTTCAATTTGTTTATATTGAGATATCATGTGATGAGCTGCTCCGAAATTAGAGTTTTTAGATGTATATACATTTTTATTAATATTATTATATTTTCTTATACGGTTTGCATCTGTATTTTTATTAGTTTCACTTCTAGAAGCAAATGCGTCATCTGAAGTTACTTTTACAAATCTATTAACATTTTCGCCATAGAATATAGCATGTAAACCTATTAGGTAGGACATGAGTTGGTCATCGTGGCATCCAGGTCTATGATCTATACGTTTATGGTCTCTAACTAGTGTTTTAATTTCATTGAATATATCTTCGCTAATTATCCAGTTTGGAGAGTTATTAACTACATCAAACAGAATGTCTTCAGTCATTATAGTTCTATTATCGTTATTAGTAGCTATACCGTAAACTCTAGATTCCTTTTTATAAGTCATTTTACTTCCAAATCCCGATTTACGAGGATCGTCTATAGTTTTTTCAGCTTTCTTAGTTTTAACTTCATAATACACTTGTCTTGCAACTGAAGTTCTAAGAAGTAATGATATAAATGGAATACCTACAGAATTACGTTCTGGAACTATAACTGCATTAGGTAAATATTTACTTACGAACTCTTCAACTAATACAACTAAATCAGGTATTTCTATGCTATTATGTCTAAATGTTATAACCGGCTTACATGTGAGTGGATCTATGACAGTGATTGCTGAGTAGTCAAGGGATACCCCTGTAGCTATATCTATTGCAACTACCCATGATTTATTATGAATGTTTTTAAGATCTGTTAATACATTGAATACATATTTACCGAATAATACTATTTGATCTTTAGGTTTTACTATATGCTTGGATATCTCTTCAAGTTGTTCTTCTGAGAAAGGAGAATCATTTGAAGCATACATCCATTGTATATCAAGCTCTCTTTTTATTTTAAACAAATCTTGGTTAAGAGATTTACATTGATCTTCATACCATGCTTGATCTCTTCCTAATTCAGTATATGAGTATTGTACATGAACGAATTTATTGTTAGATTCATATACTATACGCTTAACTTGTTCTATTGGCATATCATACCATTGTTCGTTAAATTTAACTGCATTATTTATCATTTTAAAGCAATATGCACCTGCTGGATCATCTAGTGTAGAAGGAGTAGTAGTTAATAATGTACCATATGGAACACCATTTACTTTTGCTCTTTCTGCAGCCTTTGCTTGGGCTGGCGCTGATGCTGTGAATATTATGTCATTATGCTTAAGGAAACTAAACTCGTCACTGTATTGTTATTCTTACAATTTCTTGTAAGCACAGACTATATCTTCACCATCTCTGGTGCTTCCCACTTCCACTTAGTTAAATAAGTGTACTCTAATCCCTTATTAACGGTTTCGATAGTCGTTGAACCTTCCTAATATTAAGCTTGGCTGCTGATTGTCCCAGTGGGAGTTTCCAGCAATTCAAGAAGTTTTCATTTGCATATCACTATGCAACGGGACTCTATTGAATCCATATTAATGGAGTAGTTAATCCCCTTCCTGCTTTATCTGCAGATACAGGGTCATTAGCTGATTTCAGCAAGCTTATTGTATTTTGGTTTCTTTTACATCTTATATATTGTATATTGTCAGTATCAGTCTTACTATCCATATGAGCTTTAAGATAACTTGGTAAGGCTTCTACTGTTTCTTTAAAACGTTTTAAGTTTAACTCACTATCTTGTACTGATTTATTACCAAATATAATTTGTGAGTTTGATGTATTAAAATTATATACCCATGTATAAAAACAAATAGCTCCTATAGTCTTACCATGTTGTCTAGGGAGCAGTTCTACTACGTTTATATTATTTAGCATACAAAAGTTTTGTGCTAAGTTTGCTATATGAAGTCCATATTTAGCAAATCCTCCTGGTTCTATAATATGAACTACTTCTCTTAGGTAGTACCAGAAATTTTTTTGCACTTCTGCTAATATTCTAAGTTTCATTTCATCTGAAAGATTAGGATCATACGGATCAACACCGGATAGTCCCGGATCATACAAAATTAAAAAAAACTTATTATTTTTTACTCCTTTATCTTTCAGCAATTTCCACATCTCAATGAAAGACTGATTAGATGTATTTACATCGTAGATGGGTTTCATGCTATAATACCTCCTTGTTAATCATAATAATTAAATGTTTAAATTAAAACAATAAAGATATTGGAAAATGATCATTATGATCATTTTCCAAATTTTATTAATCAACATACATAAACATTTGTAAACTAGATAACATAAATTGTCCCCAAACTTTTACAGGAACACCATTAAGTTCAGCGTCTACACCGTTACAACCGAAATTAAGATCTCCTGATAGTAAAGATTCATCAAATGGAACTTTTCCGCCTATTCCGTTGTCTCTAGTTACATTTAATCCACAATCAGCAGGAGCTATTACAAAATAAGTAGCTCCTTCAGGACAAGCATCTATTGATATTGATGTTTTACCCATAGGGCCTATTGCAGCTTTATTTATTACAGTAGTAGATTCTTCAAGTTCTCTTACTGATATATTTTTAGGGTCTAATGTAAGTCCACGTCCCATATAATATCCATAAATTATATTATCTTTAAATCCTATGTCATCATAGTCAATGCCTTCAGCTGGTACAAATATTTTTGTTACTCCATCTATTGTTAATCTTAAATTTCCATTAACTATCTTCATGTCAAAAGGTAATACATCTTTTTTAACCATTGCATAATCATCTAACACATCTTCTTTTATAACTGAATTTTCTATCTTTTCAGCTATTTCTTTTTCTAAATCCGCAGCAGGTATACCTTTCGCTGGTTTTTCGTATTTAGCATTCCATGTGTCTCTTTCTTTAGGAAGAATGTGACAATCATTAGCAACATGTGGTTGCCACTCTTCTTTTATAAATAAATTATAAACATTTTTTTCTAAATAAGGTTTAAGGTCTATAACAGGTAAAAAAGCATCTTTTATAAGTCCATTTTTAATATCAAATAATTGATCTTGTTTTACCATATTATTTAATTTGTTTTTTAAATTTGCTGATAGATGAAGTTCATCTAAACCTTCAGATGGCATATCAAATTTGTTATTCCATTTAGCTCTTTCATTATTATTTATATGAATAATTTGATTAGCTACATGTGCATCATCATCTTTTTTATTATTATTTAATGTGTCTGCTAATTTTTTTAAAGTATTTAAAGAGTTTGGAGCGCCATCTAATAATTCATTTATTCTGTTATCAACGTATTCAGCTGTTATGAAACCTGATACATCAATATTACCACCATTTCCTGCTTCTAATTTAGCTTCTGCTATTTTATTAACTACAAATTCTTCGCTAGCTAACCCTTCAATTGAAGGTATTTCAGGTTTACCAATTAAGTCATTATATTTTTTGCTAAATAATTCATCTTTATTAGCTTTTAAATTTACTGTATATTTTAAAGATTCTACAGCTGTATCAAGCGTATCAATAGCTTCAAGCGCTTCATTAATTTCTTCACCACTGAAATTCAATTTAAACCATTTTTCTGAATTACCCATTTATCTTTTTTCCTCCTTTATTTAAGTAATTAACAATATTATTTTGTTTGTTGTCAAGTATTTGATGTACCTATTAAACTGCAAAATAACATATAAAAAATAATATAAACAAAGCTGCAAATATTAATGTTGCTGTAAACGAATTTGTTGAACTTTCATTATTATTTTGTTCTTCAGATTCTTCTGTACTCGCGTCTTGTTCTTCAGATTCTTCTGTACTCGTGTCTTGTTCTTTAGATTCTTCTGTATTTGCTACTTTACTTTCTCTTTCAGCACCTTCTTTAAGCATAATTTCTATTTCATTATCATTATAACCTTCGTCTTGTAGTACGCTAATTAGATCTTCTTCTTTAACTGGTCCATCGTTAAATATTTCTTCTATTTCATAGTAGTCCCAAAATCCTGATTTGTTAGTATAAGTATCTCCGTTTGCTGCAAAAGAAATTATAGGTAGTGATATAATTCCTATAACTAATAATGCTATTGTAATAATTTTCCATTTTTTCATAATTTTCCTCCCCATTATACAGAGAGAATGATCTAAATGATCATTCTCTTTAAAATTTGATATTTCTTAAGAAATTATCTAATTCTCTTTCCATAGTACTTTCTAATTTTACTTTTAATATATCTCCATTTTCTCTTAAATCAACAGTTTTATTATATGGATCTATTACTGCATTTCTTGTAGACATTTTCATGTATTCAGACATTTCTTTTACATTATTTGATTGTTGAGTTATATATTTAGCAACTTCATTAAATTTAACATCTAATATTGTAGATTCAGTTAATACTTGTTGTGCTGTCATATCTTTATATCCAGCTTGTTCTTTTAATATATTTGTCATATATGCATTATTATGTGATGGAAATAATACCCACAGTTTTGTTAATCTAGACATCTCTGCCTAGCTCAGACTATCGCACATCCCATTTTAGGGATTCATCTCATTTAGTCGTTCAGCGTGGATTTTCATCCTTCGCCCTTGTCGTCCATAAAGGAGGTCCAAGTCAATTAGAGACAATTTTTCCATATAATATTTCTATTATAGGCGACCATGGTGTTAATCGTAAGTTATAATGTATAATTTTCCATCTATTCTATCATATGCTCCTTCTTTTCTAGCAACTCCACCTAAACCTCTCATAGAGAATGCCATTTGCATACCTTGTCTACATAATCCCCTAAAATCATCTCCTGCGTGGGTTCTAGCCGATTCAACTACACCTTTAAGTAAATTCCCTTCAAAGTGCATTTCAGTTATTATATGAGATATTCTAGTTTGATCTATGTAAGTTTGTCTCTTAATATCTTCGCTTAGGGGATGTCCACATTCTCCAACAAGAGTTTTCATTTTAAGTTGTTCTTGTATTCTAGGTGCTTGTATTGCTCCTAATAAAGATGCTTTACTGTATATACGACCATTTCTATTTGGAGCTTCTGCTTCTTGTAATATAGTTTCTATTATAGTAACTTCTGCAGTATCTCTTAATATTTTTGGTTTTGCAGTGAAAGCCGATTCAGATATTAATATACCATCAAATTTTTCCATAATCTTTCTCCCTACTTTCTTTTCTTTTTCTTTTAAATATAATAAATATTTGTTGGAAAAACAATTACATATTAAGACAATAATGCGAGGTGATATATTTGGATAAACGTTATAATTATTATGTAAGACCATACTTAGAAGAGAGTATGTTAGAAAAAATAAAAAGAATAACACTTAATATAATCAAATCAGTAGTTAAATTCGTTACCGACATATGGAGTAAAATAATTAAAAAAATAAATGAATTAAAAGAAAGATTTAAAAATAACCCACAAGTTCAATCATTATTAAATAAAATTAATAATAGTCGTATAATGCAAACTATTAATATTGCAAAACGTAATAAATTAAAAGTAGAAAGATCTAATTTAGCAGAAGAAGTAAATAAATGCAAAGAAGAAGTTGAAGGAGCTAGGAAAGTTCAAGAAGAAGAAGTTGAAAATGCTAAAAATATATTCAGTAAAATTAAGGAGTCAATGTCAAAAGATAAAAATGACCAATCTAATGAAAAAGAAGTGGTGGATAGAAAAAAAATTAAAATTACTGATAAGTTTATTGATAGTGTTAAAGAAGGTAACACACGAAGAGTTAAAATTATGATAAAAGATTCATTAATATTAGACCCTACTTTTGAACAAGTTAACGGTATGTTAAAAATATGTCAACACTATAATATGCAACTTTTTAAAAATACTAGTCCCCATATGCAAAAAACAATTGAGAAAAATGCTAATTGGAAAAACTATGACGAAAAAGAACTAGGAGATTATATGAATAGGCTTCTAGTTCAATGTGTTGATGACTGTTCAGTAGAACAATTTAATTACGTAAAACAAGTAGTTCAAAAATATTATAAAGATAAAGGTGTGATATAAATGAGCATATGGGATGATCTTTATATTATTAACGAAGCAAAATCTGCAAAACAACTCGTTGCAGAGATGTCTCAAGAAATAAACATGAAACCAAAAAAAGAAATTAAAGGAAACAAAACATCGGATAAAGATATTGAGAATTCCGATGATGAATTAATACCTAGTACAAATGAATTCGATGAAACTAATGATGAAACTGTTGATGATAATGGTGATGGCGAAGTTAGTGACAGTGAAGCAATTGATAATATTGATGATGAATTGAATGACGCTGATGCTGATTTTGAAGAGCCTGTTGAAGATGAAGAAGATGATTTTTCTGATATCGAAACTGAATTAGGAGACGAAGAAATAAGCGATGAAGATTTAGACGGAGTTGATATGGATGATGAGTTAGCAAATTCTGATTCTATGATGGGAGACGAAGGATTAGACGACGGAGCTATAGAAGAAACTGATGAAGATAAAGCTAGACACATTCATTTATTATCGTGTGTAAATCAATTATATGATACTACACTAGCTTTCTCTAAAAAAGTATCATATTTAGACGATTTTCCGTCAGAAAATGTTAACAAATTAATAAGATTGCTTGATTTCTATCGTGAATATAAGTTTGATACAGCAAAACCGGAAGATGTCGAAAAAGTTGTTAAGTCATCAACTAAAATACTTAAATCATTAGCTGAACGATATCGTAGTTTAATGAAAGCTAATCAAAGTAAAAAGTAAAACAAAATCATTATTATTTTATTTATAATGTGAAAAAATATAACAAATTTATATTCGCATGTAGTAGGTCATAATGGAGAAAAATAATTCCCATTAACATACATAAAAAAGAGAAAAGGAGAGTATTGATCGCATGTCTACACAATATAGAGAAATGTTTAACGGAAATATGAATGATGGCTTCAGCAATATTTTACATGAAGCTAGTGACTTCTTTAAGTCTGAGCATAGAATGAATATATTAGGAGAAGGATTCAAAGATGTAATGACTGATCCTATAGCATTCCAAGATTATGTTGAAAAATTAACTGAAGGATTAAATCCTACTGAAGCTAGACAAATGACTCAATTATTTGAAAATGCTAAAATGCAAACTTTACATGAGTCTGTTGCAGGTATACAACCTCATGCTTCATTAACAATGCCAGTAATAAGAAAAATGTGGGCTAGAATAGCTTTAAAATATGCTATACCAACTGAACCAGTTAAAGTTCCTGCTTTCTCAGTTGCTTTCACATCACCATATGTTTTACAACCAGATGGAACTAAAAAACCATTACCAGAATCTATAAACGCTGTTGGTGGAGGAAGAGCTTCTAGAAAACATGTTGAAAATACAATGATAGGATTTGCTGCTGACGCTGCTGGAGCTGCTGTTGGGCAAGTTATGGCTAATGGTGCAGGTATGGAAGGATTAGTAGCAGATGGTTCTGTTATAACTTTAATGCCAGATGTTGAAACTTATAGAAGAAATCAATGTGCATTCAAAGATCCTCAAAAAATAGACCCAATACACCATAAATTAGATAAAATGACTATGATAGCTAATTTAGTTGTAGATGGAGAAATAGTTCCATTAAACTTAAAAGCTGACTTATATGGAAGATTATTTGCTGAGAAACCATTATATGGGGCAGACCCAGATGGAGAAGTAAAAGGAAAAGTTATAATAATAGGTAATATAGATTTCGAAAAATGCTGCGTAATGTTATTCTCTAAAGTAGAAGACGCAGAAGGAAATGTACAAGATAAAGAAGTACAATTCGCTGTTCAAGGTTTCTTCACTCATGAAACTCACAATGAATCAGTAAACGTTGCTATAGACATCTTCAAAAGAGATATCGAAATAGGAACTGGAACTCATATAGAAAACAGCTTACAATTAGAATTCTTACAAGATGCTATGGCTATGTACAATATAGATGGAGCTGCTGAAACTATAGATGTAATGTCTAACGTTATAGCTCAAAAACTAGACATAGAAATATATGAATTCTTAGCAGATAGCTTCACTAGAACTCAATATGCTGGAGGAGCTGCTTTCCAAGGACAATTTAACTTACAACCATCTATAGGATACAATGGAAGTCCTAAAGACTGGAGAGAAGAATTAAAAGTTGTTATAGATTACTTTGCATTAAAAATGAAATCTACTAAATTCTTCTACAATGGATATTTTGCTATAATAGGTAACCCTCTTGATACTATGTTATTACCAAATGTATCTTGGACTTTCTCAGGAATACAAGAAGAACAAAACGGAGTTGAAGTTGAATACTCTGTAGGAGCTATGTCAGGATCTCAAAGATATACTGTAGTTGCTTCTGACTTAATACCACAAGGTGCTTTATTAATGTTCTTCGTACCAACTACTAATAAATACATAACTTACAAATATTATCCATATACATTCAACGTAGTACAAGACTACAGAAATGCTTTAATAAATAACGTACCATCTGTTATGATGACTAAACGTCACACTATAGAAGAATTCACTCCATTAATCTGTAAAATAGATATAATAGGTAACGATGGACATGTACCACAATGGGGTACTATGCCTGGATTTGGATTCGATGGAAACGCTATACAACAATAATCAAAAAAATAATTAAAAATTTATATAGATTAAAGTAGAATACTCCTACGGGAGTATTCTACTTTTTATTATATTAAATTAAGAATTATAGTTTTATTAAATTCTTCAATAAGTTCTTCTTTTAGACTTTCAGGAAGTTCTTTAAAATATACAGGGTCGTCACTTTTGTAACTTTGTACGTATCCAAACTTATCTTCATATAAAAACCAAGATACTACAATATCGTTAATATCTTCTTTAGTTATATATCCATGTAATGCTTTATACAATAAATCTTTATTAAAATTTCGGCATGTTCTTTCTTCAATACATATACCTTCTGAATATCTAATGTTGCCATTTTCGTCTAAGAAATAAAGTTTCTTATCAAAATATACGCGAACACAATCATTTCCTTGACCTACATCTGTATAAACATCAGAAATACTTATATTATACATCAAATTAACAAAAGCCATAATTACCTCCATAAATTTAATTATATTAAGGAGTACAAATTTTTATATTAAATAGTCTATTAATGCTAATTGTATCATTTTAATTAAATCTGATTTAATATTATTATCTATGATATCAGCTAATTTGTAATTGTAGAGATTTTCATTATCTTCATAAATAACTAATTTATTAAAGTCATCGTCTATAGCTGAACCAGTTAATAGTCTATCAATTAAATTATGAACTTCTTCTTTTGTACCATAGTGTCCACAATATCTACTTACATCAATACGATCTGTCGTTATTAAATCTGGGAACTTTGTATTATCGTTGACAAAAACATATAGTGGTGCATTAAATTTAATACTTAATGTTGTATATACTCCTTTAAAGTCTTTTACTTCAATTTTACAAACTTCAATTTTACCATTATAATTTAATTTATATTCCATAATATATACCTCCAAATTTAATTTAATTTTTTAGTCTAACACATATACATCTATATCTTGAAATCCCCATTCCATACATTTATCATAATCATTCATGTATATATCTATACGATTTCCTTTTATTGCACTACCACAATCTTCTGCTATAAATGTTCTATTAAGCTTTGGTATATATACTTTTGATCCATATGGTATAACTGTAGGATCTACTGCTATTGTAATGCCTTCTACTGGAATAGTATCTGTAAAAGTTATTGTATCTTCGCAATATGCTGTTGCTCCAACTCTTATACGAGTTCCATTAATTTTTGGAATTTGTGAGGAGTATCTACAATTATGATCATGAATGTCTATTATATCTTCATTCCTTTCTTCTGTTAGTTGTTGCATTATTATTGATCGGTTTGTTGTACTATCAGCATATACCTTTCCAACACTATCGTGAAATACCATACATAAAGATATAACTATTCCTATTATCATACTTAATACTTTTTTTGATTTAACATATTTAACTAAAGTCATGTCAATTCCCCCTAATTTAATTTGATGATTTTTTTTATAGTGGATCATAGAAAAACATTAGGATTTTATAATCCTAATGTTTTCTTCTATAATTAGATAAACTAACTACATTATTATATTCTGAATAATCTTCTTCTTTACTTCCAAACATTTTTTCATATTCTTCTGGAAATTCAGATTTATATAATTCTAAATCTTCTTTTAGTTCATTTAATTCTTTTATAGATTTGTCTATATACTCATTTATGTTTGAGTATTTTTCTTTTTCTTGTTGTTTCTTTTCTTCTATAGCTTTATCTATTCTTTCGTTTAATTTGTCTAAATATTCATTTATAAGTTTAGTATCGTCATTATAATTTTCTATAGTTTTTTCTAAAAATTGAGTTTGTCTTTGAGCTAGTTCTACATATTCTTGACCTACAGTTCTTCTTTCTTTTTTCACAAATAAATTTTTTATTGATTTTAACATAATATATACCTCCAATATTTTATTTTAAACCACAAATATAGTATACATTTAAAATATTGATAGATACGGGTGAGTTAAAATACGGAACATAGAAAAAATGAAACGGCTTTAATCAGACGTTTCATTTATATTATTACTAGTTACCAAAAGCAGCCATAGCCATTTCTATAACTTCAACATTTTTTTTATATTATTCATACAAGTCCCTCCAAATTTAATTAAATTTTTTTCTTAACATTTCATATTCATTTTGCATCTTTCTAAATTGATCTATATTACCACCTTTATCGGGATGTAATTCCATACATAGTTGTCTATGTCTTTTCTTTAATTGATCTTTATTAGTACATCCACTAAAATAACTAGAACTTGTGTTAGTTTTAGTATACGTTCTATTATAATTAGTATTCTGTTTATATGAGTTCTCATTTCTTTGTTTGTATTCTTTATACTGTTCATAACTCTTTTGTTGTTTCTTTCCTGTTTTCTTGTTTGTAATTTCCTGACACCATCCTACAATCCAACATATGAATAAGAATATCCCTATGCAGAAAAATGGATGACTTATTACAAATGCAAAACCTGCTAATGTCAATATTAAAGATAAAAATGTTTTAGGATGTTTGAACAGAAAGTATATAATAAATAAACTTATTAATAATCTCATATTAATTCTCCATTTTAACTAAAAAATAAAAGAGATAGTGTTTTAAACACTATCTCTTTTTTATTACTTTAATTTTAAATTTATAAATTTGTACCTAGCTTGATGTATTCAATTTCTTCTCTTAATTCTACAATTCTTTCTTGTAAATATCTAATTTCGTCTTCTTTATCTTCTATCTCATTTTGAACTCTTTCAATTTTCTCTTGTTTCTCTTTATCTTCAAAGACTTTAGTTAATTCTTCTTCATTATCTTTAAATTCACAATATGAAGCGTTAGGATTACATAATGCATAATCCCATCCATCATCTCTTAATGTACATGCGTTATAAGTTTGCCAACTGTCTTTAGCATATATATCTTCTAATCTATATGGGCATTTTCTATAATTACACATAAATTTTACCCCCTCAAATTTAATTTTTATTCTTTAATTCAAGATAATTAAAATCTTCATTATTGATATAATTAACTATATTATCATGCCCTCTTATTCCAAGATAATTTTCTATCTCATCTTCAAACACTCCTACATCAAACATGTATCCTTTTTTATATGCCTTCATATAACTATAAAGAGCGTCAGCTATCTCATAATATTCTCTTTCTTCACATATAAATTCAATTTTACCAAAAGCTAATCTTTCTTTATAATTTAATGCATTTTCCATATAAATTACCCCCTCAAATTTAAATTAATTTTCTTCTTTTTCTTTTTTATATTGTTCATATAATTCTTCTAATTTGTCATCAGCATCTGAAGCAGCTTTGCATAATGTAAGAATTATAAAAGTGTAGACTACACAAAAAGTACTACCGAATAAAAATAATTTCATCATATATAAATACCCCCTCATTTAAATTTAATTAGAATAGATAGAGATTAGTCTCTATCTATTCTAAGTCGAACATCTGTTACTTCTATTCTAGTTGTATAGTCATCATAATCTCCTACAAAAATTCGTATTCTTCCAAAAGAATCAGGTTCTACCTCTTCAATATATTCACTATACTGACGTATAACATTTCCTTGTTCATCTAGCATATTAAGGTTAATTACAATGTCTTCAAGTTCTCTAGCCGTATCATTATAAAACATACTTTCAACATATTGACCATCTAAACTTAATTGCCAATCAATCTCTGTTTTAATTTGTGTTATCATATATTCTTTATCTCTCATATCTTGTTTGGCTTGAAGGAAACTCATTAAAAATATAAAACCGAAAAGTGTACCATATAACATTACAGAACATATAATTTTTTTCATAAATATACCTCCTGAAATTTTATATAAATTAATTACTTTTCTTTTTATATCTCGTATTGTACTTTTCAAATAATCTTTTCTTATTCCAACACCATGCTAAAGCAAAAGGTCCAAATAATAAACCACCAACTATATAGTATTCTGGAACTATATCAATTTTGTCTCTATTAGATTTCACTGTTTTAGCATATACATAACTTAGAACTGAGCATATTATTGGATAAATTAATTTAGATAGTGTAAATGTCATCATATAAATTACTCTCCTTTTTTAATATAATTTTCTTTTTTAATCATACAAAATATAATAGGTGTTAAACCTAATAACTCAGTTAATGCAAAACTAGGGCTAAAACCAAAAAGTATAATTCCATATATAGGCATAAATACAAATATAGCTGATATTAAAGCATAAAATACTGGTACTATTCTAATTCCAGGATAATCTTTCTTAATAGATTTTGAAACAACGAAAGATGCTATTACTGTAATTATAGGTATTATAAAATTTAACATCATACCAAATAATAAATCCATAAATATATACCTCCTAATATTATAATTTATAAAATATAAGGGATATTGTTTATTAACAATATCCCTTAAATAATTAAATTACTTTCTTTTCTTTTTGTCAACTTTAACTTTCTTAGTTACAGTTACAAATTCATAATCCCCTTGTTTTCTTTCATGAACTATTCCTTTTTCCATTTCTTCTTTTATCATATCTCTAACTTGTAATATCTCTGAAATTTTCATAGTTTCTAATTTTCTTTTAGTTTGAGGGTCTCTAAATACTCCTACTTCATGTAATTCTTTAATTAATTTAGCTTTCATAATTAATTACCTCCTAATAAATTAATTGTACTTGTTAAATACACGTTTTTTATTCCAACACCAAATAAATGAAAATACACCGAATAGAAATCCTCCGGCTATATATAAAACAGGATTTATGTCAATTTCAGGATACTTGTTTTTAGTATCATTAGCATAATAATAACAAAAAGCCATCCAAAATACTGTATATAAAATTTCTATCATAAAATACCTCCTAAAATTATAAATTTATGTTACATAAGTTTTAAAAATTTTAATCTAAATAAATAACTACTGCAGCACAAATTAAAATTATGAATATTGATAATATTGAATTCATAAACAACCCTCCTATACTGAAGCATTTATTGAATCAATTATGAATTCAGAACGTAGATCGTTACACTCTTTAATGTAACGATCTACTTCTTTTATATATTGTCTAATATATTCTTTTTCATTGTCGCCATATACTATAAATATGTCATTCAGCTTCTGTTGATGTTCCTCATAAAGTCTATTCATTTTGTTTTTATATATAAGAGTTACAGTTTCTAAAATATTATTCATAAATATAATACCCCCTTATATTTTTCTCATATTTATAATATATTACTAAAAATTTAATTAAAAATTATTTATTATAATTTCACCGTCTACAATTTTAAGATATACATGCATTTCATCAGGAGTGCCAATTCTGAATTCAAGTTTTTTCATAATTCCTTCTTTATCTAAAACTTTTCTCCATGCGTCAGATGCATTCAATAATGAGTCTACTACATTATCCCATTCTTCTTCAGCTATATTATCAAATTTATCTTCAGTAAAATGTACGTGTATTACGAATCTATCTTCCTCTTCAACAGTACTCATTTCTACATCTCTTAAAGCAGTTCCTGTAAATGCATGCATTAGAGAACCTTCCGCTTCTTGATATAATTCTTCTAGAGTGGGTTCATGTAATAAATTGTATCCTATAACACCGCCAACAGCCATAAATATAATGCATAATAATGCTACTAATGATTTTAATCTATTTTTCATATTATTCTTCCCCTTCTATATTATTAATTTCTTGTTCATCATCCATTTCCATTCTATTTTTAAATTTATTAAATTTGGTTGTAGAATTCATATACCATGCAGCCTGAGTCCAAACATCTTTCCAGAATATATCTAAATTTGGTTTTTCTAAACCTTGTTTTTTAGCGCTACGATAAGCACGTTGTCTAAGAGAAGTAAGCATTGATGTCTGTTTAAATACAAAAGGTTTATCTTGCAGTTCTTCATATTTAAAAGCTTCAATTATTTGAATACCTTCAACTATGTATAATGATCTTGTATGCCACAATTCATTAACTATATATCTTATAATTCTTTTAGTAGATTTATAAAATTTTTGTCGGTCCCTAGCACCAGCACCCTCATGGCCCTGATCGTGGACTTTGGAATAACCATAATCCATATCGAATTCCATTGCTCTTTTTATTAATTTTCCTAGTTTATCATCACTATCTGCAGCATTGGCATGTCTTTCTATAGCATCTAATTCTATAATTTTAGCACCATACGTTGCAGCTAACTCCCTAGCTAATGTAGACTTACCCGATCCACTAAGTCCTGTAATGAAAAGAATATTCTTCCCAGGTGTAGGTTTCCATTGATCTAGATTACGATAATTATCATCTATATCTTTTACAAGATTTACTTCATGAAGTAATATGCACTCTTCAAGTAAATTATTTAGTTCGCTATTGTTATTATCCGTTTCAACCCCCTCCTTATTCAATCCAAGGACATCATTTTTAACACCATAATTAATCATATCTTTATAATGGCTAATATCATCTCCTACTTTTATTCTACCGGAAGCGACATCTTGTTTTATCCATCGTCTATAAGGATCTCTGTGATTATCCAATATTCTATTAAGAATTGGACCTCTTTTATATTTTATGTATTTCATTTTGTTGCACTCTTTAGCTTTTAGCCACTCATCAACTGAAACTGTTCTAAAATATTTATCTAATAATTTTCTTGTTACTAATATTTTATGTTTTTTATATATTGGCATTGGTTTACTTACTGTATACTCTTTTATCGAAGGGACAGATCCCATTTCAATATCATTTGCTTTTATTTTTATTTCATATACATAAGTTATTATTTTTTTATCTACTATCATCTGTCTTAATTCATTGTCACTTATTCCATTTTTATTTTTAAGCATTAGTTTATCACCATGGGCTGGAACCATTGGCCACATGACCCCAACTTCAGCAAAGCGTTGAACAGCCCAGGCAATAGACCATTTCATAGCACTTTCAAAATCATCCCAATAATAACAAGACCATCTAGGTTTACTAAATTTAGTAGCTCCTACGTTTGGACCCATTGGCATAATTTTATTATGTATATCATCAAATGTTCCATGATAAAGAGAAACTGTTTGGTTAGTCAGTTTCTCTATAGGTTTTTCAAAAAATACAAGAGATTTATCTATAAAATTATCAAAACTTTCATTATAATTTTCCATTATATCACTCCTAGTTATCAGTAGGATGTTGTTTTTCAGCCATTACTTTATTATATGATTCCACTATACCTTCTATTGAGTTTTGTTCATAACCAACTTCCTCCCAACAATCTCTTCTAACAGATGGTATTGAAGCCGCTTCAATTAAATCCATGCTTTCTTCACATCTTCCGGGAAAATCTTCAGGTTGAGAAGCTCTTTGTTTTACCATTTGAACAATACGTTTTCTTGTAGGTTCGTACATAGCTAATGCTTTTTTAGCGCCTGCAACTTCTTCCGGTTCCAATATTCTAGCTACATTAACTGCTGCTTGAGCTTTAAATAATATTTCTACCATAAGCTCATATACGCCTTCAAAAGAATATTCTTCTCTTAAACAATGGGCTGCATGTTCTAATGCTCTTTTATATTCATTTGGTAAATTTTTTAATTCATTACGAAGTTCACTTCTAGCTTTTATAGCTCCTTCTCTTTTTCTAGCTGCTTTTTTGTCTTTAAATTTTTTAAATAAACCTTCTTGGTATATGTAATCTTCTAATAAAGACATTAATTCTCTATCTATATTCAATTTATTCATCTCCTTTAAACTTATAGCTTTCATCTAATAAATCATTATCAATACCAGCACCTAATAAATATGTACTTATTGTGTTAACAGTTTGATTTTGGGTAATATCTTTATAAGGTTCTAAATCTTTAAGTGAGCAATAACCATATGTAGCTATTTGTGAATAAAGTCTTTGCTTAGTAGTCCCATCAGCTCTAGGTCCAAGAAATTCTTCAAGAGCATGATCCAATCCAACAGCTGTCATAACATATGTTTCTGAGTCAGATATTCTCATAAATGTTTTAATATGATTCGCTACATCATATCACACTATATATTTCTATATAGATCAGACTATATCTTAACTATTTCTAGTTTGCCATATTTCCATTCGCTTGAATGTACTCTACTCCCTTATTAACGGTTTCGATAGTCGTTGAACTACTTACTATTTTTTCTATATATGATTCAAGATTTTTAAAACAATCATGGTGAATTCTAAAAAGTTTTATATTATTAACTTCACAATATTCATTTTTCATTTTGTCATGTAATTTCAATCTCTCAAATGATTCGTCTGTATAATAAGAATCTTTTTCAAAATGCTGCTTTCCATCATACTCTATTAAATATTTTAATGAGTCGTTTTCGTTTAATATTGCAAAGTCATATCTAAGCTTATAATTGCTATTAACGGAACTTACTAAATTATCAAAAGTATATTCTCTTTGATACTTTATACACATATCCTCTAATTTTTTGGCTATTCGTGTCTCTGCGATACTATTATCTTTGCAATAAGGACACCTTCTTCCTCTCCTAAACATATTAGGTGTCACTAAATATGTGTTATTACATATTTTATGAGTTACTTCCATTTTTTCATCGATTCCAATATAATCTCCTAATATATAATCATTTAAATCTGAAAAATGTGATATTGTTTCCATATATTCTTCTTTAGTATTACGTTTTTTATCCCCTCGTATATCATTAGCACATTTAGGGCATCTTTTACCATTTTTGAAATTATTATAAGTTACAGGATATTCAGTTCCACACTTATTGTGTTTTATATTAATATGTGTATCTTCATTTTTATATATTTCATTTGGTAAAACTGTATAGCCTTTTGATTCTATATCTTTAAATACTTCTACTTGATCTAACTTTAATTTTTCAGCGATGGCATTTTTAGCACATTCATGACATTTGTGCTTAGATTTTTTAAAATTATATGGAGTAGTCTTCCATCTATAATTACAAGGTTTGTGTATAAACTCAGTTTTTGTATTTTGCCCTTTATACTCACCAATCATTTCAAAATCTTTCAATTCTTTCATATAGTTTTCAAATTCTTTACGGCTTTTTTCTTTTCTTGATTCATATATTTTCATATAACATAAACACTCCTATCTCATTATCGTATATAAGAATGTTTATTAAAAATAATAAATAGCTGCTGATTGTCCAAATTGGAGTTTCCAGCAATTAATGGCATTTTACATCACCAAAAGTCTAGCGATTTTATCATCTCCGGATACTTGTCCTGTTTTCATGTTTCTAGATTTTATACTTGTAGAATATGTATTCTTTTTAGATAGTATTTGTTGTAAACGTTTTACTTGTATATATCCTACCGATACGGGATATCTAGTTCTTAATTCTTTACCATTTTCATCATGTCTGAAATATACATATTCATTAGTAGGTACTTTTAAATAGTCTAATCCATCTTTAATGTCTTTAAGAGTAGGCTCGTTCTTATATGGCAATATTTCCATATATAGATTTTCTTCTGGGTCGTCTATTAACTTTCTTACCCATTTATCAAATTGTTGGTCTGTCATCTCTTTAAATGCATTTTTATAGAATTCAGTATTTGTTCCAGTTTTATCTAACTTACTCATTGTAGTAAGTATATGACTTTCTATTTTCTTTCTCTTAGAATTAGAAGAATTATTAGCAGCTTCGGTAAATATCATTAATTCTCCTGTATCTTCATTTAATCCTAAGTCCAATCCGTATCTTTTACTAGCTTCTTTTAATGAATTTATTAAAGTTAGTTTATCTTTCATATTAGTTATATCTTCTAATGATTCATTGGCAATTATTACATCTGAAACATTGCGTAATCTAAATAATCTTTTATCAGGTATTCCATAAAATCTTTCATTATATGATTTAATACCTTCCTGAAGCGTTCTTAATCTTATAGATGAATCTGGTTTCATTATAAGTTCTTCACCAGGTAATATATTCTTACATGCTTCTAACATCATCATAGTACTCATTCCAACACCCGGAACTTTAACTAAATGACAATTATAATTAATACTATCTTCTGTTATAAACTCACCTAATCTTTCATTAGGAGTTATAAATACTTGAGATGCATCTTTTTGAAATGGAGTACATATATAACTACCTTCAGTTATTAATTCAGTAGCTTCTATATACTCATTATAATAATCTATTTTATACATATTCAACCTCCTATGCTTTAACTGATCTTTGCATTATTAATACTATATAAAAATATAATGCTTTACGATAATTAATTTTTGTAGCTTCTCTATTAGTCTCTTGATAGTTTTTACTGTTAGATTCTAATAATTCATCAAGTATTCGTTTTATTTCCATTATTGATTTCTGTTTAGTATTTGATTTACTATATATTTTAATACATCTTACCACAAATGCAGAAGTGCCTAATGAAGCTTCTGTATTTTCAGGGTCGCTTAAATAAGTTATTAATATATTTCTCATTAATTCATTTATTTCTTCGGTCTTACTATTTTTAACATTAGATATTGCATCCACTAAAACATTATAATCTGCTTGTGACGCTTTAGCTGCTAAATGTGCATCTTTTTCACTAACTCTAGTTGTAAAAAAATCAGCGGCTGCATTTCTAGTTTTATTCTCTATCGTACCAGATAGATTTGTAGTTAATATAAAATTATCATTGTCATAATTATCAGACTGACTAAATATTGCATTTTTTTGTTCATAATCTGTATAATATTCTTTTGAGAAAGTTTGCATTAAACTATTTAAACGTGAATTCATTGAAACTAAGTAGTCTAAAGCACCAGTATCACCATTTTTTAATAATGCATCTTTCATCGCATCATGATTTACATCTGCCATATGCATTAATACTTTCATTAATACCCCATATTGTTTAAATAAGAATTTATTACTTATTCTATTTATTGTAAATTCCATTATATCAGGATTTGGTAAGAATTTAAAGTATTTAGGATGTATTATACTATAAAAATGGAATATTAAATGTAACGTAAGTGCTTTTACAGCTTCTTTATCTTTTTTCTTTTCATAGTATTTAATTAGTTCTATTACTAAATAATTATGAGGAGTACTTACCATAGTATACATTATGGGTTTTCTTACAGCTTTATCCGAATCTATTGCAAGTTTAGCGTCATTAACTAATTTTTTATCTATTTTCCATATATCAAATACTTTATCTCTTTGACTTTCGTTAAATAATAAACGATAAGCTGGAATACTTGCTGAAAGAACTTCATTATTACGATCTATATATGCATTAAGTTCTCTACGGAATTTATTTTTCACGATCACTGAATCGTTAGCTTTAATCATTTCTAATAATTGACTATCTAACGTATTATTTCCCATTATCTAACCTCCTTTATAGTAGTTCAAATTATTACGAATAATCGTATGTTTTTTATTCTTTATCAAGAGACAAAAAAATAAACCCTTAAGGGTTTATAATGCTAAATCTACAATATATTGAAACATAAATTTTTTATATTCGCTGTAGTTTTCTTCTATCCAAGGAACAATATAATTGACATAGTCTTTAAAAGTTTCAGCTCTACATCCATCTAATGATTTATGACTTAACGCAATTATTCCTCCTCCGACTTTAAACTCAATAACTGGTTTTTTAAAACTTGAGTTGTATGAGTTTAGATTCCTAGTAGTCCACCAATATCCATACTTTCCAGTTTCTATATCAAATAATACAGAAACCTCAGCAAAATTCTTTTCTAGGTCAGTACAACTATAACAACGTATGACATGATCTATATAACGATTATCTATTACTTCATCAATTTCTATATCAATAATTTTTTCATTATCAATTTTAACTTTAAACCAACCATGTTTTAGATTCATTTCTGGCTTTCCTATTATACTCACATTATGACCTCCTAAAAATAAAAATAAAGGAATGTCTTAAGACATTCCTTTATATCATAAAATTTATATATGCTTTCTTTAATTCTTTATTGTCATCTTTTGATAGCCATGGGTGTATTCTATTAATATATTCGTTATAAAGATATTCTGTACTAAATATATAATCGTCGTCGCAATCTTGATTTAGTATACAGTTTTCGTCCAATGCAAATATAGTATCATCATGATATTCAAATTTAAAATAATAAGAAATTTTTTTAAAATAATCATCATTGTCAATAGTTTGATTTTCAAATACACGCCATGCAAAACCAAATTCGTTACTATCAGTATCATATAGTATAGTTATAGCGCAATCATTTTCATTTTCGTTAAAACCTTTTATTAATATATAATACTTGTCTTTGTTGTCACATCTTTCGAAACTATCTATATGCATAGACGAACCCTCCTTATGGTATTGTTACATCTATCACTTCATCATTTCCATTTAAATTCATTATTCCAGCACCAAATGTAGGACGCTTATAAACTGGTATATCTGATATTGGTATACTTATAATATTACTAGAACTAATTAGAGTTACTCTTTCTTCCATATTACAAGGTTTTATAGATACTAAATAATTATCTTTTAACTTAGTCGCCATAACACCTTTAACTCCTCTATTCATTAGCTGTTTACTTCCATCGGCTTTAGTGCTATAGAATTCTTCAGTTTCAACAAGTTTTCCCATACCATTGCTAGTTACTACTAACATATGGGTTGTATCTTCTCTTATATAGTCCATACTTACTATAACATTGCCTTCTTTTATAACATCTGTGTTAAATGCTATAACACCCATACTTACCCTACCAACAGTAGGAACTTGATCACTACTCATTACTATTGCATTTCCACCGCTATGACCTAGTACTACTTGTTTTGGTTCTCTAGAATCAATTAACATAGCCCCTACAACTTCATCATCATCTGCTAACTTAATTGCTATAAGACCACTACTAAATATATTAGTGTATTCTGTCAGCGGAGATTGTTTAATACGGTTCTGCTTAGTAACTATAAGAATATTAGTGTTCTCCATATCTATATCTTTAGGTACACATATTACATTACTAATTCCTTCATTGTTTATAGCACTCCTTATACTAGTTCCTAAGTTTTGTCCACTTTCAGGGAACTCATGCACTGGGAACTTATAAACTTTTCCAACTTTAGTAATTACCCACATATCATCTCTTTCATTCATGTTGTTTATTGATACTGGATAATCCCCATCTTTAAGTTTCCCTAGTTTAATTCCTTTACCATTACGTTTTTGTGTTTTAAGTGGAGCAATTTTCTTAACAAATCCTTCGTGAGTTGCTATTATTCCACGTTGAACATCTGGTACGTCCATTTCATCTAAATCTAATGATAATGAACTAACTATCTTAGTCTTACGTTCTTGTATTATCTTTTTATCTTTTAACGCTTCTAATAATTCATCTTTTATTAGTAATTCTATCTTACGACTATCTTTAAAGAATTGCTCTTCTTCTTTTACTTTTTGTTGTAAACTGGCTCTTTCATTCTTGTTATCTGTTAAAGATGTATTAGATATACGATAAAGTTCCATTCCAGCTATAGCTTCTGCTTGTTTATGAGAGAAACTGTAATCGTCTTCAAGCATTCCTATAACTTCAGTTTTACCTTTACAAGCTTTTATCTTAGTTATTACTTCATCTAATATATCTTCTTCAACTAATTTTATCAATGCGTCTAAAATGTGTATTCTATAATTCCATTTTTTAACATTATTAAGTTTAATACGTCTTATAGTAAATACTCTGAAATTAAGCCATTCATCAAACACTTGTTTGATATGAGTATATATCTTAAATTTACCATTAACAACACCTAATATTATAAATGGTATAGTGTTTTGTAGATTAGTGTATCTGTATAATTTTTGCTCAATTTCTTGTAAATCATAATCTTTCTTTACATAAAGTATTAATTTAATATCATCTTTTGCTGACGCGTCTTTAACTTTACTTATACCTTCTATTATAGGTGGTAAATCTTTTTTACCTTTAGGGTCTTTACGTTTTTCTATTATTGTTGATAATTGTTTCTTATAAGATATTAAGTTAGTCATCCAAGGTAATGAAGTTATTATTACTGCATGTTGTTTTTCATCTAATGTAACTTCACCTCTCATAGTATACTTAGATCTACCAGTTGTATATGCATTTCTTAATGTTTCATCATTTGCTATTATTCCACCTGTTGGTAAATCTGGAACTAAGTTTATCTCATGGTTTTCATCATCAATATACTTAATCATTTCTTCTAATACTTCTTTTGTATTATGAGCTGGAACATTTACACTATATCCACCAGCTATACCAAATGCTCCATTTATTAAATAGAATGGAAGTTTAGCTGGCATTACTTTTGGTTCTTTGCCACTATCATCAAATGTGTTTATATAGTCTACAGTTTCTTGATTTAAATTGTCTACCATATATCTTTCAGCATTTTTATGCATACGTGCTTCAAGATAACGAGGTTTCGCTGGTTCATCACCATATATTGAACCGTTAGAACCATTTGTGTCATACAATGTAATATTATTAGACCACCATTGGCTCATATTAACCATACATTGATATAAACTTGCGTCGCCGTGCGCATGATAGCTCATACTTTCACTAATTATCTTTGTAGATTTAACGTGAGCTTTATCTGATGTGTACTTTCTATTCGTTGATCCAAATAATAATCTTCTTTGAGCTTCTATTAAACCATCACGAGTATCAGGAATACCCCTATGAAGTATAATTTCTTCATAATAATCCTTCATATAATCTACTAATAGTTCTCTTATCTCAATTGGAATTATGTTTTGTGCCATAATATCACCCTCCTAATTTAACTTATTATAATTTTAAATCATTGAATCAATTATTGCTTTTTCTACATGTTCATGGAATTTTTCTGGGTCTTCTGCAATTTCATTTTTAATTTTTTCTAAAAATCTAACATCCGCATCGTACATTACTTTATTAACTGCAAATAGTCCAGGAACTTTTGAAATTGCGAGCTGCCATACTGTCGGTTTTTGCATATTGTGAAATGTTACGTTGTAGACCCAATCATTTAATATTGCCTCATTTGTGTATAACATTTCTTTTATTGTAGCTTCGAAATCTATTGTGAATTCTCTCGTAGATATGTTATATAAAAATACTAAATATAAAAAATGTTTAGAGTCGTCTTCATACGCTTTTATTGAAATCCAGCCTTCTAGACCCTCCTCTGAAGTTTCTACGTCAACAGAATATTTTCTGTCTTTAAATATAAACGGATTCAATTTTGTCATCTCCTAAAAAATATGAGATGACAGGATTTATCCTATCATCTCACACTATAATATAATATATGTTCGTAATAAGTATTAATCTTCATATAAAAGTTTACATTTCTCATCATTTGCAAGTATATCATATTTTAATTTATCGGGATTTCTTTCTATAAATAAATCTTTAAAACTATAATTTTTATAAAGTCCTATGCAAGTAAATCCTCCAATATCATCGCCTATTATTCTAAGTTTTCCAGCTTCATCATTCATTTCACATAAAATATAGTCGTCTATATCTTTTTCGCTTTCAATACCTATGTTATCCATTATCTGATCGTACATTTTTTCATATGTTTCATCTAAATTTTCATCGCTTTCGTTAAGAGTTACTATTATTGTTTTTGGTGAAGCATATGTTATCATAGATACTTTAAAATCTTTGTCATGCTCTACAAAATTTTTTATACATTCACGAAGTTCATCGTTCATTTCATTTAATGGTAATATTTTAGAAATATGTATTCCTTTTTTAGCTTTATCTGGGTACATTATTTCATTAACCATATAAATACTATTATTATATTTATACGCTAATACATCTATATCTGATAGGAAATTTATAGTTTCTCCCATAAAACCGTCATAATTTACATCTAAATTATAATGTATTTTAAAAAGAGCTTCCTTATTATTTTTTGCCATACTTATATCCTCCTAAGTAATAATATTAAAAAAAATTAGATCCACATAGTGGATCTATTCTACTACAAAATAAGATTGCTCAAAGTAAGTTTGGTCTTCTATTCTAAATATCTTTTCTTTAGGATTAGATAACGCAACTTTACCATTATATTCATATAACCATACCCAGTCTTTAAATTTTCCATCAACTGCATCTAGTTTTGAATATACTTTAGGTTTGTTTCCATTTAATATAACATTTAACAATGACATGTTTATAAATTCTTTACTACTTATCTTATTAAAATCTAATCCAGTATATTCGCATATTCTTAAATATATAGTGTCTATAGTACAAAATGTACCTCCTTCTGCTAAACTTGTTTCATATCTTACAAGTTTATCATTTGATATAACTAATTTTACATTTATCCCCCAGTCCATCGCTAAAAATGCCATTGATTTTTCTAAAAATATAAAGTGTCTAAACATTTCGTTACTTGATTTATTGTTTTTTGAATAATTGTTTATTGTTTTTACGTTGCTCCAAAAATTATTAAGTGTTGTTTCTATATTCTCTTTAATTTTCACTCTATCACTATGTCTTTTATTGTTTAAGTTCATCATCATATTAAATACCCCCTCTAATTTTAATTAGGTACTATTAAATTTTTGTTACTATCTTCTAAAAAATTGTAAAAATTTTTTACTTCATTCATGAATGTTTTAGTAAATTTTGCGGCTACATGCCTAATATCTTCAACTCTATACCACTCATTACTTCTTTCTATGTTTGTTATAGTTTTAATATCAAATTTATAACCAACTGGTAGAATTATAGAAAAGTCTCCAACTTCTGTTATATGTTTATTAACTCCAGCTCCGGGTTTTACTCCGCCAGTTCTAAATTTAAGTTTAAGCATTTCAATATTATTATCAAATGCCAATGCCGCATCAAATGCAATTATTAAATCATGGTTGTTTCTTTTTATCTCGTTTATAACATCTTCAGCATTTATGCCATTGAACCAGTATAAATGTTTTTCAGTTATACCTTCTTTTAAAAATTCATCATATATTATTGGACCAAATATGTCAAAATTAACTTTTCTGCTTCCAACACAAACCAATGCCGGATTTTTAGTATACTTGAATTTTACGGCAATTGTTTTAGCTAGATTAGTTAAATGATCGTCACAATTACTAGTAAACATTATATCTTTTAAATAATCAGCTAGTTCATTTCCATTTCTAAAAATTTCACCATTAAATTTAATTCTTTTTTCCATAAACGTACCTCCAATTTAATTTAATAATGTGATAAAACGATTTTATTATCGTTTTATCACATTTATAATATATATTTAAAATCATTAACGTCCTACATATCTATAAGCTTTTTCTACATAATCTCTATCAAAATCAACTATTCTAGCAGTATTACAAGTTTCTAATATAGCATAATCTATAGTTGCTTGTATCATTGAAGTCATTGTTAAATTTTCTTTAACATCTTCATTAAGCATTGCTAATTGATCCTCTTCTCCTGATATATTTGATTTATAATTAGTTTCTATTAACATTCTAAACATTGATTTTTTGTCATGTTTTCTTAAACTTCCATCTTCTTTTAATGTAACATTGAAATTTTCTAATTTTATAGCTTTAGTAACTTTTTCATTTACCATTGAAGTAAGTTCATTAAGTATAAGTTTACATTCATCTACTGTTTCGTTAAAACATTTGTCGCAGCTATTAGCTGAAACCCTTGCATATTTAGCTGCCACTTTAGTTATTGTATCCCAAGCTCCCCCATCAGGCATATTTTTTATTATACCAGATTCTAACATTGCATCGTACATATCTCCGATTTGAGTTTCTATTTCAGCTTCATTTAATCTTATTATATTTTTTTCTATAGGACACGCCTCAACAACAGCGCTTATAAATAAGTCTCTAGTTACTTCTTGTAACTTTTCTTGGTACTCTTCAAATAATAATTCTTTAGAATTATCTTTGTCCCCCCAATTAAATGATTGTCTTGCACTTTCAGTATATATATTTAAATTATCATTAGGGTCAAACTCATTTTCTTTAGCAAGATCTAAAGATTCTTGAAACATTTCAGCCATACGATTTTGCATGTTAAATTGTCTCTCTCTATATTTCATATCTCTTTCTTTCATTAGTTTTAAACCTCCGCATCTTAATTATTCTTAATACAACATATGGATTTGTTCAATATAATTTTATTTGTAAACTACATTTATATTATAATCATATTTTAAATATAGATTTATTCCGTCGTCTTGGCTATCATCATATTTTAATATTTTTTCGATATTTAAATATTCTGGTACATAATCATTTATTTCATCTGATGTCATATTATTAAAACCTTCAAATGCATTGAATATTTTTTGTGTATCTTCACCTGCGACCTTTCCAAATTCAACATATTGAATTGAATCGAAATTAATTTCTAGCTCTCTTAAAAGATTTGATATTGCAAATAAACCAGTATGGTTACTCGCCTCAACAAAATCACTAATGAATTCTTTAATTATACTATCCTCATTATTGTCGATTATACGATTTGTATAAATAGTAAAATTTAAAGGAATTGATGTAACATCAACGTAATCAAAATTTTCATATTTAAAATCTAAATTATTTGTATCCGTTACCCAATATTTTGAATATCCATATGTATTAGTAAATTTTAAATCTAATGAATTATTATTTTCTAAAGTGTTAATTAAATCATAAGAAACCGTATCATATGCATCTAAAATATCTAAAATTTCATCATATTTTTGTTGAAAATATGAATACTCTATTAATGGCACCTGTTTAAGATCATAATATTCAGAAATCACATCTCCATCGCCATTTCTTAATTTAACAGGTAATATATCGCTATATGTATAATTTTCTAAATTTTTAAATAATGATATTTCTTTAACATTGCTATATACACATGCTGTTGCGTAATCATGTACATCACTCATATAATCAAAATTTCCATATTTAGTAATATCTGCATTGTCTTTATATAAAACCGCTATTTCTATATTTATATTGTCTGTTAAGAAAACTGCTGCAGTTTCGCCGCCTTCTAAATTTTTTGGATTCTCAAGCTCATATAATGACCCAACTGTCATAATCTCTTCATTTTTATTTATAATATCTCGATAAGTTACAATATCAGCTGCATATTTAAAAGAGTCATCAATACGTTCCATTTCTAAACAACCTTGAACTTCACCATGTTTATCATATACTATCATTCTGACTTTACATTTTGCATCTAACTCATCGATAGTTAAATTTGTATTAAGGTCTACAGTTATATCGTATATTTCGGAATTTATATCAACATTTGGTTTTTTGTCTATTTGAATATTACCAAATGTAAAATTTCGGTCTACAAAATTATTAACATGAACTAGTTGTAGTTTATATAGTTCATACATTGAAGTAATATAATAATTACATTTAAGTATAGGAGAATCTATTATTTTCAATGTATATGGTATGGCATAAATTATAAATCTTTTATCTAAAAGATAATCATCTGAATTGCATATAAAAGAATATTTATTTGCTTCACATATAACTGCATCTTCTATATTAATATTATTATTTAATCCTAAATTTAAATTTGAATTTTTTATATAAATTGTATACTCATTTTTGTTACATTTTATAATAGGCCATTCTAATAAAAAATCATCTTTTATTAGATCAACTTGGTTTGATATTGTATCGTGTAATAATATTCGACGATTTATTCTTGTTCCGTCTATAGTTATTTTATATTGAGTTTCAACTAACATATCATCTTTATTTTTTTCATAATACTTATAGACGCCTTCTACAAAATCATACATAAAATCTAAATTTTGAGATGTTTTTTCTATTATAAATTTATTGTCTAAATCAACGCTTATCATATTATTTTCAAATAACATAAATTTGTCATTTACTCTGTCATATAATACTTTAGAATTATCTCTAATCATACCTTTAGCATGATCTTTTAAAATATTTGCAAATCTGTCATCCATATTTTCATGTATTTTAATTGGTTCGTCTAAATATTTTTTACTAATTAACAAATGAGGGGCTGTATTTGTAGGTATTATTTTACCTCCTCTTTCTCTCATAGTAATATAACCTGTAAATATGCGTCTTAATATATCATTTCTTTTTTTAAAAAATTCAACATTAGAACCATTGACTGATGTATTTGTATTAAAATTTGTAAAATAATAATTTAAGTCTGTATCGGTTATTATATTTTTACGGGTAAGCATAGCTTCTGTAATTTTATTTTTTAGTTCTGTAGTTGTATACCTATTTTTACCACCTGCAGAGTTTGTTATTGGAGTTACTTGCACGCCCATATTTGAAAATTCATTAGTACTTGAAAAATTTACGTCTACAGTTCCAGTGTATGTAAAGTTACCAGCTTCTCCATATGTAGTATACATTACTATTTCAACTTCACTATTTTTACGAGGTCTAAATGAGTTGCTATCAGCTCCAAAAGATATTTCTAAAGTAGACCCCATAATAGCATAATGACAAAATGGTAATCCGCTAGAATCAGAATACTGATTATTTTGATAACTCTTAATTTTAGTTTTTACTCCATTATATATGTAATAAACCTCGATATATGCAATTTGTCCAGTAAATGAAGTAGTTAAGAATAAGTTATCTAAATAATTATTGCTAGTTATTGAAAACGTTGTAGATTTTTTATATAGTTGATATAGATCTATACCTATAAAAATATAATCCCCATCAGTTGTAGATTCGTTCCAAGTTTTTAAATAAGGATTATTTGTGACTTTTAAAAATGGGAATACGTCTTTATCAGTATCATATTTTACAGATATAGAATACGATCCAGTTATTTCATTTTCTTTTATTATAAATTGTAAATCATATGGTAATCTAAATGGTATTTGTTCTATTGAAAATACGTAATCTTTACTTATTGTTAATATATAAACTTTTCTAGCAAAACCTTCAAGTGTTGTATCTATTGATTGTATTGGCTTTTTTAATGGTGAATTTATAATATCATCTCTACGAATTGCAAGAGTTGCTCTCATTTTTGCAGGAATAGCTAATTCCATATCAACATTTGTTAATTTAGCAAAATTTGCAATAGATTCAGGAAATGATGCGGTATTTAAAAAATGTTCATCATATAACACATTTCTATGATAAACATTATTTTTAATTTCGTTGCTTTGTATTTCATTATTGTAACCGAATAAACCAGCTTTAAGCATATTAACTGCTACTTCATTTTCAGGATCTATTCTGAAATATTTAAGTGCTATTTTAAACCATTCATCTTGAATGGGATAGCTGGAAGCCCCTACTTTAATATTTGCCATAATACTCCCTCCTTTTTATTATTCAAAATTAAGTTATTAATTATATTTACATTTGCCACAATGAGATATTAGGTGGTAACACATCGCCTGTAACTATTTCATTTTTATTATCTTGAACATTAGGTATAACTGTCACATCATTAATTGTTGCATTATTCCCATATAAATATTCTTGAGTAGAATTTGATGATATACTTGAACTACTATCGCTGTAATTACTTTTTGTAGGCTCTGAAATAGTTCTATCTGTATCAAACACCAATTTAAACCCATAGCCACCAGTTTCAGGTTGATAAGAGATTACTGTTGGACATACTGAACTTTTAAGACTGCCAGATATTAAATCATCCGCTTTTTCATTCATACCGTTTTCATCCCAATCCATAGTTATTGGAACTGAACCGACTATTCTATTGAAATCTCTTAATATAGCTACAGACATATCTTCTTTATAACAATATGAGTAATTTATAGTTATATCAGGAACTTCATGACTAGTAAGATCTCCTCCTAAAGAACTATATGGCACATTTAATGGTGCTACACCTGTATACTTAGCCCAGTATTTAATAGTTTCACCATCAAAATCACAAAGGATATAATAAATACTAGCCATATAATCAATAAATCCATCGTCTAATGCATTTCGACTAGGTATAAATTGACCCCTTCTTACTTTTTCAATATAATCTTGCCATGCTTTATGCATTTTTAATATTGGAAGATTTGTCATTTCTAAATATTTAATACTAATTTCATCTCCAACAATACTATCTACTAAACTACCTGGATGTACTTGTTTGTAACCGTAAAATGTTTCTCCTACTTCTTTAGTTCTTGCAACAGTGTCCTTAATATCAATACTAAGTGCAGTATTTGTTATGAGAGGTATTAAATCGCAATTCTTACCTCCAAGATCACCAAATAATGTATCAGTATAATTTTCATTTGTAAGATGTCTTAATATTTCTTTATTTTCGTTAGTGGATGTTGCCATATAAGTTAAAAAACTGTCTGTCGATACATTAGCTTCACACAAATTTAACACAGGACCTGTCATAAAAACATATGGTATGCCTTTAACAAAAAAGTTTATATTATCATTTTGTAACCTTTGAAAGTTAAAATTTGTTATAAATGCAACCTCGTCTATATCAAAATTTCCTACTGACTCTCTTAAACCAATTAAATCGTCATCAGTAATTTCATCTTCACCATTTCTTTCACCTAATGGTTGTTTAGTTGTAGTGCCAGGATGTTTATAATTAAGTTCGTTATTAATTGGAGCTTTTCCAGCCCCATTATTATCAATATCGTTCAAAAAAATCACCCCCAAAAATTTCATTAATAATGTTGTTGTATAATATTAGATTGTTACGATATATTTTACAAATTTAAGGTTTATTAACATACTAATAATTTTTTAAGGAGACAATAATTATGGATAAAAAAGTAAGATTTGTAAATATTATTAATATAGAAAAATTAAAAGAAGAATTAAAAAATGAAATTAAAAATGAATTAATATTAGAATTTTGGAATATTTTTAAGAAAGAAGATATAATTGATCTAACGGATGATACTAAAGAATAAATTAGTAATATTAAAAGTGATAGTATAACAAACAATCTAATATTGAAAATTTTTTATAAAGTAATGGAGGTTAAAGAAACTATGAATATAGACGGCTTTTTAGATTTACTATTACATGGTAAAGAAATAAAAGATGACATAAAGTCTTTTAAAGATATGAATAAAGTTACTAACGGTATAAAAGCAAGAGCTAGAGATTTAATTCTTCAATACCCAGTTTTAGTTTCAAATACATTATCTCAAGAAACAGTATCAGCTGTAACAAGAGCATTAGAACATGATTACGCAAACCATATGGTATTATTAATAAGCGACCAAAATTTAGATGGAGGCCCATCTACTAGTGATTATCTTAAAGGATTCCATAATAACGTATTAGAGTCTGGAAATTTACCATCTTCAGTTCTTAATAAAGTTAATGGAGAAATACTTAACGAAACAAATCAAAATCTATTTAATGAAATGTCATTAAATGATTTAACAGTTAATAGCGTTAAAATGAAATTATTTAACGAAGATACTAATCAAGATTCAAAAGGTAGATCAGCTGAAGCTATTGCTAAAATGAATATTAAAAAAGCTGATAATTATGATAAAGAATTTGAAGCTAAAATGAAAAAAATGGAATTAGAAATAAATGACAAAAAAACAGCACAATTAGTAAATTCAGATGTCAGAAAATTAAACGATATGTCTCCAACATTTGTAAAAGGTAATATAAGTGTTATGTTACCAGGTGCATCTGTTGCTGTTGAAAAACCTATACATTTCGCTGTTAAAGCAGTAGCTCATTTACTAGATTCAGATGAAATAGTATTAAATTTATCTAATAATCTTAATGATCCATCATTATTAGTTAAATTTATAGAATGGACTACAGGTGAAAAACGTTTATTTACAGATTTAATAATGCAAAAAGATGATATGAAAAGATTAGCTACGTCTAAAGGAAAAGGCGCTCACTGGTTTAGAAAATTATCTCTTATGGCAAATAACGCTAAAATGAGAAAATCTTGGGCACATATAGCTAGTAAAATGCCATGGGGTAAAAAAGCAGTTCAATTAATAAATGATAGAGTACCAATACCTACTATGTCATTAGTTATAAGTAAATCAGAAGTAGATCAAATAAGAGCTAAAACTGGTATAGACTTACTTCGTAAAGAAGGAGATATAAGAGCGCTTATGGATAGATTTTATTTATTAACATTTATGATAGTAGATGATGCAACTGAAATGGTATATTTATATGATGAAGTATCTAAGAGATATGTAACTTATAGTATAAAACAATTAAAAGGTTTTGCTAAAGATGATTTATTAACACCAGAACAAGCTATGAAACGTTCATTAATGAGATAGGGAGGTTAACGAATTATGTATGATAATAGATCGGAACATGATATATTACTTGAAAGTATGGTAACTACTTATTATGCAGATATTAAATATGACGTATTAACTGAAAGTGAAAAATTAAAAGCTGCAGATCAATTAATTACTAAACTTTTCAAAGATATTAAAAATAAAACTTTAAAAATGAATGATAAAGATATAGAAAAAACTAAAGGAGATTTTTCTAAGCACCCAAACTATAAAGAATTATGCAGAGCTTTAAGATTTCTTGAAGAATCTGCAAACTCACAAAATAATGCAGGGTTAAGTGAAAAAGTTAAAGTATTAAGAGAAACTGAAGGGTTATTAATATCTAATAAAGATGTATTTAAAAATGCATTCCAATATGGTAATGATGTTTTAGTAATATCATATTTTAATATATGTGCAGGACTTATAATTGGTATAAGTGAATGTATATCTCTAAATACACAAATAATACAATCTAAAAAATATGGAGCTGATTCTGTAGGTAATAGATCGTTTGGTGGAAAATCTAACTATATTGAAGGACTAAAAAGTGCTAATGCTGTAATGAAAAGTAATAAATTACGTATGATAAACGATACAATAGTTGTTAAAAATGAATCATTTACAAATAGCGTAAAAAATATTTGGAACTCTACTAAAATTCCTAGAAGAATAGGATTAGGAGTTGCTGGTGTTTATCTTTTATTAAGTGCAGTTAAAAGAATATGTTTTACATACTTCCATCAAAGAGTAAAACTAGCTGACCATTTAAGAAATACTGCAGAATACGTTCAATTAAAATCTGATGGGGTATCAGATAATAATATTAAAGCTAAACAACAAAAATGGATAGATAAATTATTAGCATTTGCTGAAAAAGTTGATGTTGACAGTACTAATGCTAATGCTAAAGCTGATGCAGATATAAAATCGTCAGATCAAGAAATGTCTGAATTACCAACTACTTGGATTATGTAAGGAGGTAATTGTATGACCATTCAGGAAATATTAAACGAATCATTTTATATAGAAATGAGTCTTTCAAATCTTGGTATATATAATGAAGGAATTGGTGATGTTGCAAGTTCAGTATACAACGCTGTAGTTAGAATGATTGAGAAATTTATAGGTTGGGTTAGAAATACAGTTATACCTTTTTTCCAACGTATAGGAAAAATTATTGCAAACCTTCTTAGAAAAACTAAGTTGGGAAGAAAATTGCTTAAAAAACATGATGATAAAGTGGCAGCAGCTAAAGCTACAGAAGAAAAAATACAGGCTGAACAAGAATATGACAATAAAGATGCTGAAATGATGAATAATTTAAAAATAAAAGTAATGCAGTATCCTACTTGGTTAAATTATATAGCTAATAGTTTAATAAACCCGAATGCAATATTAAAGCTTGCTAATTCTACAGAAGATAGATCTGCTGATATAAATGATTTAGAAGAAAAAATTTCTAAACATATAGAAGATGGTCATGAAGTGAAAATAATAGTAGGTTTTGATAATGCGAAACCTGAAGTTATAAAACAATTAGAAATTATGGAAAAATCAGTTCAGACGTTTGAATCAAATTCAAAAGCAATAATTACAAGATGTGAAGAATTGAAAAGAAAACTAGAAGGTAAACAAGACAATGGATCTGTAATGAGAGCTAAAAATACTTCAGCTGTAATACAAGTTATCACTCAAAAAACAGCAGAATCTGTAAAACTATCAGCTGAAATTATTAAAAAACTTAAGTTTGCATCTGATCCTTTCTAAAAAAAAATAGAGAATAACCATAAGGTTATTCTCTATATTAATACTGACAGCAATCCTAATATAAGATTAAGATTATTATTGTGTATACAATACTTCATCATTGATTCATCAATACTGTCAATTTCCATTAAATTGTCATTATAAGTATTGATTATATAACTATTAAATACTAAATCTTTATAGTACCCTACAGGCAATTCAAATTCAGTAAATTCACTTTTCAAATATATTAAATCGTCTATATAATCATCTACACTGTTTAATATCTTACTAAATATCTTTTTACAATCTTTCATTAAGTAATTCATATGATGTTCAACTGCATCCTTATTATAACCTTTAACATCTAATATATCCTTTATCGGATCATAGTAAAATTCTTTACCTAATATATTCGCATAAAATATATATGAGTTTTTAGGTCTAAATTCAATATAATCTCCGAATTTAGTTTCTTTACAAGTTTTAGTTGTAAATATTGCATCTTTCTTTATACTTATAATATCTCCATCTTGTATATCGTTATATTCAAAGAATGCTTGTCTAGCTTCTATAAAACCATTCATTAATTGCCTACCTAGTTGTGGTTTATCTTTTATCATTTTACCTATTGTAATAGTTCTATCTTTCTTACTCATTGATTCTAATAACTGTAATTCAGAATTACTTAAATACTTTCCTTCTCGTAGTATACTGTATCCACCTTCTTTCATGTCGTATTCAGTAATTCTAATATTACGTACTAATGTTACAGGTGCTGTATAATTGTGTTTATGATACAGTACACTCGCCATTTTATACCTCCTAATCTAATATAATTTCAGCAGCTAAACGTTTTTTTAATTTGTCACTTATTAGTTCTAGTGGTATCTCCCTACCAGTTATCTGTTCTATCCATTTTTCTCTACCATTAAATGCGTTATATGTGATATGAGATAACATAACAGCTTTACCTTCACAAACTATTACCATAAATGGTTTAAACATTATTAAATAATTGTCCTCATATTCCCCCTTATCAAAATGATAAAATTTCATATCGATTGTTATAGGTTCATCATTAAGTAAGTACGTATACTTACTTTCTTTTATTATCAATGGAATCAGTCCTCTTTCTGTCTGTAATTATTAGTTAGTTTTTGTTTATACTTTTAAAATATCTATTGAAGAATGTTATAATTTTATCTCTGACTTCTTCAACAGTTTTATACTCAGGTGGGTTATGGACAAAACATAAATTCATTACTTCCATTATATTCCATCTTTCATTCATAATATATGAGATATCTCTGTTCTGTCTTTCAACTAATTGTCTACTATCTATCATTACAATTATATAATCAATTCCACACTTGTCTAATGGGAATTGATTTATAAAATCATCAATTCCCATTTTGTTAAGAATTATAGTATTATACTTACCATCAACCAAATCAAATATAGTACCGTATCTTTCTCCATTTATATTAGTGCGACCTATTAAATTATCTTTAATTTCATCATATTCATCTTGTGTAACGAATTTATACGGATCTCCTTGTTTTTCTCCTTCTCTCATAGGCCTAGTGCTTACTTGTTGCAACTTATGAAATTCATTTGGAAATTTTTCTGATAATAATTTTTCTATCATCGATTTACCACTTCCTGATGGACCAGCCACTATTATAACCTTTTTATTCATAATTATTACCTCCCATTGATTTAATTATAATCATGGGTTAATTTAAAAATTATCTTTAGTTAATTATAATTGATAATCTATTATAACTCTATCAAATAATTTTGGTATGTCATCTACAGAATTAATAAATTCAGTATAACTTTTAAATAAAGATGTTTGCATCGATAATTCTCTGGCTATAGAATCAGTTACTTCTATATTATTCCTAACAATTCCTAACATTCCATTTCCCATAGTGTCAGTAGTATATTCATAACAAAATAATTCATCGTTTTCAGTTAGATAAGTTTCTAATCCATATATCTTAGATTCAGGGACATATGCTATATATCCATTACATAAAGCACATCCATTTTCACTAAGTTTAACATACTTTATTACAAATACTGTTTTATCATTATTGCAATCTTCAACTACCAAATCATAATTTCCAAATCTCATAAAATACCTCCTAATTTAATTAAAAATTATTGTTACATCTGTAAGGTTCGTATAAACTAATTTCTTTTTTACCATTTTTATATTCTTTGATTAGTATATCATGTTTTACAAATATATTATCATTAGGGAATTCAACATTTTGTAGATGTTCTAGATAAAATTTCTTTTGATCTGATATAACATATTCTTCACCATCGTATTCAAAAGTTATATCACATATTGAAGGTATCATTGCAGTTTTATATATGTCGCCTATTAGTAAATCTGGAATTAATACTGTTTCAGATGGTACATAATACACATCTACTATTCTTAAATTTGCATCTTTTACTATCTCTTTTTTAACAACTCTATTAAACCATCCAAATAATTTCATATTCATACCCTCCTAATAATTATTATATATTAATTCTATAACTCTTCTAGCATCATCTTCGTTTTTAAATTTAAATGTTACGCTAGAATTACAATGTCTAAAATGTATACATACATTTGAAAATTTTTTCGTAGTTACATCTGTTACTAATATAGCCGACAATACTTCTTTAGCATTAATAACCATTAAATTATCATTAATATCTTTAAATTTAAACATAATATACCTCCTAATTTAATTTAAGAGAATAACCTTAAGGTTATTCTCTGTTAGGTTTAACTAATTTAAATTCTGCAGCTTCTTGAGCTTCCTCTTCTTCTAAATCTTTAAGCATATCTACTTCAGTCATAGCATTCATATATTCTTCCATATGTTCTTTATCATAATCATCTGCTATAACTCCAACGTATCTTCCTAAATATTCTCTTCTATAATAATTATAATTCATTATCTGTTGTATTATCTGTTCTTTAGTAAGACCTTTTTGAAATAATGTTTCTATTATTGATCCTTCTAATGTAAATGCAGCTTGCATTAAATCCCAGTCATTAAATTGGCTATCTGCAACTATATTAGATTGCATTGGGTGACCGTTTATTCCTAGTCCTATACTAAAATAAATAGGTTTGTTGACATCCATACTTTGAGCTTCATTCATTTTGTTTTCTTCCATAATAAATACCTCCTAAATTTAATTTTAATACCAAATTAATAATATATAGTTAAATATTATTTACAATTTTTAAAATAAAATTGTAAAAATCATCGTATTTTTTATCAAATACTTTAAAATAATTAAAATTAGATTTTTCTAATAGTTTATCCTTAACAGTTTCTATAGCTATATCTCTTGCTCTATAATGTTTATTATCTGAACTTTTAATTTCTATAATTAGATTAAGCGAAGGAATATATACATCTGGAATGTAAAAATGCTCTTTTCCTTCATATTCATATTTAAATACTTGAGGAGCTGGAGATATTATATCTTTACTACTCCACTGCATAAATATATCCATAAATTCTAGGAACTCATGTTCATACGTTCCAGTATAAGTAAATATAGTTCCATCAGACCATTTATATTTACCACTTATTTTGCGATTTTCTAACATTTTCTTTTGTTGATCAGGATCATTAAGCAAATGAGTTTTACCGTAAGTTTTCATCATACGTTCTCTGAACTGTTTTTTGTAAACTTCTTTACATTTTTCCGAACATAATCTATCATATCGACATACTGCGTCATTCCATTTAGTTTCTTTTTTACATATAACACATTGACCACTAGATTTATGATTAACTGTATTAAAATAAAATTGTTGAACTGACATACCTTGAGGTATTAATTCTGTATGTTCTTTTAATATATGGTTATATAATAATTCTTTTTTTATATATTTTGATTTACAAAAAGGGCATTTAAATATTTTATTTCCATTCATTTCATTATTTCACTCCTTTTTAACATATTCATATTAGATTGTTAGGGGGTTAAAAAATATGAAATATTTATTTGAAGACTCAGATAACTCATTCCAATCAATTAATAATCTCGATTTATTAATTGAAGAGGAAGAAGTTTTATCTGCTAAAGTGCAAAGATGGGCACAAGAATCCGCAAATACGGCTAAATTTAGTTTAAAACAGAAATTAGGACAAATAATTGTAAGAATTAAATCTTTATTTGGTATAAGAACTTTCGGCGGAGGTAAAGGAAATGTAAAAATTTTAGAGGACATTTCTGGATTTAATAGACTGATTAGGTTTATACAAAGTACAACAACATACAAAGTTGCACATTTTGGCCCGAATAATGTTGTATCATATTCAGGAAATATAAATTTAGTAAATACTTATTTAATTAATAAAGGAAATATACATGCTAAAAAATTGCATGCATTATATGAAACTATGAAAGGGGAAATGAATTCTAAAGAAGCTAAGCTTGCAAGACACGCTGCCAGCAATACGAAATCAATACGTGTAACTAATGAAAAAACATTTAGAATCTATATAGTTCCTTTTATACGTAATATGTTAATAGCTACTAAAAAATTAAATGTTATGATAACAAAAATGTATAAATCTTTTGAAAATTTAGTTTCTCATTATAGTACTATAATGAGAAAAAATAAGATGGACAGATCATCAACTACAACATATCATCAAAAAAATGATTTAACTGCTAGATGTATCACATATGTGGCGTATGCTAATAAATTATTAATTACTACGTGTGAAAATTTATTAGACAAAATCAATAGAATAATAGAGCATTATTATAATGCATTTGCAGAAAATAATTAATTTAATTATTTAAAAAATTTAAAAAGTAAACTAATCAATATAGGAGAGATATAAATGAAGGCCATTCCAAATTCAAATATGAATAAACGCAAATTTGGATACGAATATCGTCTTAATTTTACTAATTTTGAACAACAGGAAATAGTTTCAGATATGGATGCGTTAGCTGTAATATTTCAAAGAATTATATTTTTTCGTAAAGGCGATTTTCCTAATCAACCCGAATTAGGGGTAGGAATTGAAGATTATGTATTTGAGTTAATGGATCCTGATACTCTTAATAAAATACAAAGTGAAATTAAGAAACAATGTGCTAAATTCGCTCCAACTAGTTATTCATATGATATTAAAGTAGAACAAATGTTAGTTAATGGTAAAAAAACAGCATTGGCTGTATTTGTTTATCTATCTAAATATAATGAAATAGATACAAATGAACCTAGTTTTGCAATATTATTTAATAAAAGCCGTAAAGACGGCAAAATACTATCTACAATTTATATATAACAATAAAAATAATTGGGAGGTTATTTTGTTATGAATGAAAAAGATATAAAAAATAAAATGATGGATGATATGGATACATTACATGAAATGTTAGGTATAGAATACGATCCAGAAATACCAGTAAACGATGAGGAAGATGAAGCAGCTCAATTTGCTAAATGGAAAGCTGAACAAGCAGCTAAGAAAAAAGTTAAAAAACAAGAAATACAAGAACTTCCAAGTTTTAAAGAATCATTACAGCCTATGACTGTTCATGAAGAAAAAAAACCTAAAGACGAAGTTGTAAAAAAAGAAGAAAAGAAAGTCGAAAAACAAAAAACAGCTGCAGAGCAATTAGAAGAAAAAAATAGAAATGTTAAAAATAAATTAGCTAATATAGAAATAAATGTAGATGAAATAGAAATAGTTGAGCACCCTAAAGGTTTAACTCAATTCGATGATTATAATATATCTCTTGGAATGGGTTCCACTGCAAATCCTACATATCAAGTTGTATGTAACCAAAGTTGTTACGTAGCTAATATGAAGGCTATAAATTATGGAGATGCTATAGCTATAGCTAACTCTTCAGCGTCTGCATACCAAGAAAGAAGTAGAATATATAAATTATTATATGATAAATGTGAAGCTTTTTCAGTAGGAAGAATAAGTTTTGATGATTTCTTAAGAATAACTTCATTTTATGATGCAGAAACATTAATGTTTGGTATATATCAACAATCATTTCCAGGCACTACTGAATTCCAAGTTCAATGTGGTTCTTGCGGAATGCAACATAATATGAAATTTCAAAATGAAGAATTTATCGCTGTGAAAGATGAAGAAGTTTATAAAAATATACAAGATACTATAGCTTCATGCTCTAATCCAGAAACTGCATTAGCAAATTCTATTGTTAATAAAACTACTAGAAAAATACTGCCAGATAGTAAAGTTATAGTAGACGTGGCTATACCTAGTTTAAAAGACAATTTAGATTTACTAGGTAGAGTTAATCCTAAATTACTAGAAGCTAATAAAGAAGTCATATCTTTAATGATGTTTATTAAAAATATATACATGTTAGACACTAATAAAACTGTAACACTGGGTAAACCATGCTATTACAAAATGGAAAAGGATTTATCATCAGTAAGTAAACTGATAAAAGATTTAACTATAAATGACGCTAGAGAATTAGGAAAAGTTATACAAGATAAATCAGATAAACATGGTATAGTATATCAATTAAAAAATCATAAATGTCCTAATCCAGAATGTGGTAAAGATCTTGGAGAAATACCTGTAGATATTGAAAAATTACTTTTTTTCAACATGCTTCAGTAGATGGACAAATGGACTTAAAAATGAAAAACAAGCTAGATGCTACGCATATAGTTTATCTGCTTGAATTATTTGAAGGTCGAATATCTACTACTGAAATACTTGATAGAATACCTATAAATTTACTACTAGAAATGCAAAAAATAAAAGAGGAACAAATCGAAAAACAAAACAGAGAAATTGCTAAACAACGAGAAGTTGCGGCGCAACGCAATAATAATAAAGGTGGTATAATTACAAATACTGGAAAACGCCGTTTTGATTAAATAAACATCTAATCTGTAATAAGGATTGCTATATAGCAATCCTTATCAAACAGATTATTAAGATAGACTGGAGAGATTTGATGCGAGATATAGTTGATATAGTTAATGAACTTACAAAACATAATACTAATTCGACAGAAAATTTCCTCAAATCCCTAAAATTCATCGATAATGCATTAACTATGGCTAATTTTTTCAAAAAATTAGCTAATTCTGATATAGAATACCATATAATTAAAGGATTCGATTATAAAGAAAATAACAACAATTTTTCAGAATTTAAAGTAGTATATTTTGTTTGTGAGAGTAATAATATTGAAGATTTCATTAACAGCACTTTAAAATTAACTAAAATATCGAATTTTTATGTGTTAACCATAATATAAATTACCGAGTCTATCAATATTACATGGAGAGTGATTAAATATGGCAAAACAAATTTGGAAATCCGGGTATATGAGCAAAGTGAAAGATGAGTTTTTAATAATGGAAACTATTTATAATAATAAAAAGAAATATCTTATAGTAAATAGACGAGGAGATTTTGAATGCTCACATACACATGTTTCTAGTTTTAACATAGCGAAGGATATGGTAAATATAGTAGCGAAAAAATTAAAACCAGAGTCTAAATCAATATACTTCGTGGAATCACTTATGAGAATAAATAAAGACAAAAAATATGCAATTACGTTATCACTATATAAAAACAAGTTACAAGAAGAACAAAATAGATCGAATTAAGATGAATTTAAAGGGAAAATAATAGGAGGTAACATTATGAAGGAAAACATAATGTGCAATGTTTATAATGAAAAAGATACAAATGAGATGATAGATGCTACATTGGAACACATAACAAAAGTATTAAAAAACACACTTGGTCCTTATGGAACTAATAGTATATTAACTAATAAATTAGCCGGGCCAACATTATGTAAAGATGGCTATACAGTTCTTGGAAAAATATCTTATAATAATGAGTTTAGTACTACTATATTAAATTTAATAAAAGCAATAAGTAAAACTTTAGTAAAGGAAGTTGGAGACGGTTCTACCTCTTCAATAATTGTAGCATCGGCTTTATATAAAGAAATATTAAATATTAAAAATGAGTTTAAAATTGCACCTAAAGAAATAATAGATACACTTACATATTTAGCAGAATTGTTAGAAACTGATATACTTAAAAAAGCAACACCAATAACAGATGAAAATTTTAAGGTTTTAAAGTCAATAGCTGCAATATCTAATAACAACGATGATGCAGCCGGGGATATAATATATGAATTATATAAAAAAGTCGGAGTAGAAGGATTTATATCGTTAGAAATAAATGAAAAAGCAACAGAAGACAGAGTAGATATACAAAATGGAATAGAATTTAAAGGCGGTTATTTAGCTAGAGAATTCGCAACAGAAAAAAATCGTATTACAGCAGTATATGAAGATGCAATGGTATTATTATGTAATGACACTATTGATGGAGCGGATATGGAATCAATAGGTAATTTATATGCACAAGTTTGTACGGGGATGGGAAAACCTTTAATAATTATAGCTAAAAATTATGATCATGAAATGTATAATTTCTTTAAAATAAACAGAACTCAACCAAGTGGTAAAAATTTCATATGTCTTCCATTAATGTTTCCATTACCTTCAATGGAATGGGAAGATAGATTTGAAGACATGGCTATATATTTAGGTGCTAAAATATATAGTAAAGTTGCTGGAATGTCTCCTAAAGATATCACTAAAGATATATTAGGGAGTTGTGATAGGATAACAGCTGATGATACTAAAACAGTTATAGTTAAAGAAAATTTACCATTAGAGGTCGATAATAGAATATGTGAACTTGAAGAATACTTAGACGAATTTGACGGAGATTTATCTAATAGCAAAGTTTATGATCTTAAAAAACGTATTGCTATATTAAAAGCAAAAACAGCAGTTTTATATGTTGGGGGACAATCTTATACGGAAAAAGAAACTAGAAAATTCTTAATGGAAGACGCTGTATATGCATGTAAATCTACTATAGAAAACGGATATATTTGTGGCGGTAACTTAATTATACCTAGCTGCATACACAAAAAATATAAAACTTATAAACGATTATTAAATAAAAATAAAAAGATATGCAAATCGCTTAAAGGGGAAGAAAGGGAAAGATTTATAGAAACGCTACTAGATTCGGTTACGACTTCATTTAAGCAATCGTATTATACGGTTCTTAATAATAAAATACAAGATTCGGAAGAAATAAATGAAATATTAGAAAAGTGTGTTAATAACAATAAAATTTTTAATTTAATTGAACATAGATTTGAAGATATGAGAAAAACAAGAATAATAAACTCTGCAATGACAGATATACAGATAATGAAAGCGTGTTTCTCAATGATATCATTATTAGCTACTTCAAATCAATTTATCGGAGAAGTTCAAGCATTAAAAATAACTTATAATTAAAATTTTTAGGTAAGGTGTCATATAGTTGATACCTTGCCTTTAATCTAATGAAAGGAGAATAAATATTGGCAAAAGTAAGTAAGTTCATGACGATAAAAAACTTTTTACAAAATCCTACTGGTGCATATTCAGCCGGATTCGCCAGAAGAGATCTAATTATTCAAGGTATGAAATGGAGGTACCAAGAATTAATTAAAAAAAATGGTCATCCTAAAATGATTGTATGGGAAGAAAATGATCATATTTATTTTTATTTTAAAATACCTAGTGAAAAATTCGGTAAAAAATGCCTATATGATGTAGTAATAAAATTTGTATGTTCCAACCCAACTTTGATGAAAACAAGTACTACATTAAATGGTTATGGAATTAACGTGTTTAGTAACTCTCCGAATTTTATGTATACGTATGCATACGTATATAACCAAGATGGAATTTTGATTCCTGAGAGTATAACTAAACTACCTGAAAAGTGCTTAACTGATAAACCTGAAATTAAAAATCCTAACGAAAGTTATGGTTTTGAAAAAAGTGTATATTTTGCATTATTGTATATAGTGGATCAAGGATATACTATGAAATCTAAAGCAAAAGGACGATACCATAAAAATATGGATATTGAAAAATGTATGATACCTATAAAAACTTCTGAAAGCAAATTAAATGAATATAATCGCTATAAAAAACAAGAGCAACTTGAGAAGAAAGCTAAAAAGGCAGCTGATAAACGTAAGAAAGAAATTGAAAAGAAAAAAGTAGAATCTAAAAAACCTAAAAGACGCAAAACTCCATAAACAATTAAATTAACGTTCATTTGCATATTATTATAATGTAAGATCAAAAAATATTTGTTTTATAGGGAGGTAATTGAATTGAAAGATGAGTCAGTATTAAAATCTGATAATAAAGAAGTTGAAGCATGCTTTATTACAGGTGATGAAAGAGGTATAAACGTACCATTTGATAGAATTTTTAAAAGAGATGATGTGAAATTATTCAACTCATTACCGTTAATTAAACGTATACAAATCAATCAAACAGATTTAATTGTTGAAGATTGGCAAATTGTTATGAGTAATGATGTCGAACTTTATTATAAGTTATTAGCTCTAATATATGATATAAGAATTGAAAACAAAGGAGCTAATATTGAAAATGTAATAATGTCATTTATTGATGAAAATCCAATAATAATGAAACGTATAAGCGACAATATTGATAAAAACTATACAATTACATTGGACAAAGGTGCAAGTGCAAATGTTAATATCGAGTTACAAGTAACTGATGAACTTAATAAAACGTTTTTAAAAGCAATATCATTAATGCGTTTTATAACGCCTCTTGTTTGTCTATATGAATTTGAAAATGGTGAAAATTATGATTATTATAATATTTATTGTGAATGTCTTATTAAATTCAATGGAGGAAGTTCATCGATTATCAATAAATTGCATAAGATAGTATTTAGTAGATTAGTCCGTACTAAGTATAGTAATCGTGTTATATGGAGTTATATAAGACAGAAATCAGATGATGTATCAATAACATCATTAGCTATAACAAAAAACATAGTTAATACAGTCTTAATTAAAACTAAAAACAATACAAGTTTAATAGCATTTTTAGATGTTGTTATTCGTAATAAAATTAAATTCTTATTTGAATACGATTATAGTGTATCTTATAAATCAATTAAAGTTAACTCTAATAAAGAATTAGAAGATAAAGAAAAATTGGAAATTCATCATTTAAAGTACGATAAAGGAGTTCAAAAATTAAATGAAATGGCAATAATACAAGAATGTAAAAAAATTTATGAACGCTATGGTAAAAAATTAATAAATGAAAGAATCGAACAGCTTGAAGCTGTATGTCAAGGAGAAGTTAATTCAATTCAATTATTTTTGCTAGAACAAAAGTATCATAATTTTAAAATTAAATCACTAAACATAAAACGTAAGTATATATTAATGGCTGGTTTAGGAGAAGAATTTTTAGAGAATAATCTTGATATATTTAATAGAATATTGTATAGTCGCATAAACACATCTAGTAGACGTATTAATATTCGTAAGCGTACAGTTGAAAAGATATCAATAACGCCATTATATATGGATGCCATGTTACAGTATAGTGATGTTTCTACAATATTTGAAAACAATAATATGATACGCTCGTTAATTGATTTAAAAAGTAATGTTTTCGAAGACAGAAATGGTAACATATTAGATATAAACGCAAATGATTTCATAGTAGAAGTTTTAACATTTATAAAAGTAGTATAACATTTTTGTTATACTACTTATTTTTATATTTTTTGAGAA